CTATTTCTGACACTCTTTTTCCTTATCCATTTGCCTTTTCAAGTCTTTCTCTGATTTCATACGCTCATACAGAGGACGGTCTATTTTCACATAAGCCTGTCCGTTTAGTTTTGCATCAAGAATGACATCAAGCAATTTCATTTCATCTGTTGAATGATTGTATGTGAACAAATCGTTTGCCTCGTCTATGGATAGAAAGGCATAGTTTGCTTTGAGCATTGCCGACCTTGCTTTGGCTTTCAAAATCTGCTTTTGCTGTTTCTCCCATGATTGCACTTTGGGTTTGCGTTTCCGCTTTCTCTTTGTTGTCTGTCCTGTTGGCTGGTAGATACCATTGTTTGCAGTCTGTCGCTTACCATACGCCCAAAGCAGACCAACGAAAAAGATAATCACAAGTACGGCTATCATTCTTCAAACATCTTTCCGACACCCAACATAAGCCATTTGGCATTTACTCCAAAGTCCTTTACCATTGGGTACATCCACGAAACTTGAAACCAACCCCTATCTAAGTCCTTGCGGTTGGCTATAAGATTGCGCCTGTCTATTTCGTACAGGCGGCAATAGGTGTTTACACCTCGTATCTTTTTCATCGCCACTATTGCGTCCAAAGCGCAATAAAAGCGTTCCATTATCTGTTTGCTTACTGGTGTATTCATTTCTTGGGTATATACGCTTCAATTGTACACTTGTAATCTTTCTGCCTGTTGGCATATTCAATGGGGACAATAAAGCCTATTTGACAGGGGCGTATCTTTACATACTTCTTGCTGTATAAGGCTGTTGGATATTCTATATTGTCTTTTGCCATTATGTTTTTGTAAATCTTAGTCTTTGGCGCAATCTGACTTTTGCCCTTTGGTACATCTTTCAATGCTATAACGGTATCGTCAAAAATGATAGGCGTGCTTGTCGTGCCATTGATGATAAGAAATTTGTCCCAATCAACAGAAATGATTTCATTCGTTTTGTTCTTTACTTCAACTTCTACAAAATAATTCATATTGTTGAATCTAAATGATATTTGCACACTGTCATTGGAATAAGCAAGCGTATCGCTCTTTATTGGCTCTACCATACGAAGAAAGCAGCCAGCGTTCTTTACTTGGGCATTTGCTGTAAGACACACAGACAAAAGTAACCATAATATAGTCTTTTTCATACACTCATTGCTCTAAGTTGTTCAACATCGGCTCTCAACTCTTGCAGTTCATCAAAGGGCAAGCCTTTAATCCTTGCTGTTGTGATAGCCTTTTCTAACTCTGTCAGCACCTCTAAGCTCCTTTCGGGATTTACTTGGTGTATGGCGATACTCTGCTTGCAAAGTTCAATCACCATTCGATAGTATTCTTTCATATTTTTCTGTTTTTGTTTTTCAATACTTGGGGAACTTGCCAAATATAGTTATCCGACATCTGCAACCGCAGCATTGCCTACCTGTTGGGCAGTTCCTTTTTTGGCAACCTCCAACAAAGCCTCCAACTTCCCTATTTGGCGGTTGAGTTCGGCAATCTCCCTGTCCTTTTCTTCAAGCAATCCATAAGGCGCAATTTGCTTTGTATTCATCATATCCACAAGCATAGTGGAAAAGGTTTTATCCTCTGCTGAAATATAACGTCCGCTCTCCTCGTTTGCAATCTGTGTTTCCTCGTTCCCCTCTCCAAGCATAGAGCCTGTGCCATTCTCCAACCATTCAAGATTTAAGTTTGGCACAATATCCTTTAGTTTTTGGGTAAATAGTTTAGGCTCTTGGGTCTTTCCGTTGATTACTTGCGAGAAAGCCGAGGGGTTATTATACCCCATTTTCTGCCCTAATTCCCTCTGACTCGCCACAATTCCCGATTTTGTTAGGTGGCGTATCAAAATTTTATATCTATCTAATTTGTTCATTATCAGTAACTTTCTAAATATTACGAATTTTATTTTGTACTCACCATAAACTTTTTGCCTAAATTATTTTGCTGGTTTAGGTAAATTGTTTACCTTTGCACCACAACAAGTTTAATAGTGTTGCAAAGATATAAAATTATGTCTGTAAAACACACTAAATCAGATAGAAAATGAAGTACAAGAAGAAATCTGTCTTTCGGCAAATGTACGATGCACTGCCAACGGAACGCCCACAAGCACCAAAAACAGCATGGGTGAACGAAATAGCAGCAGTGGCAAAGGTACATCCCACAACCGTAAGGTGTTGGCTTGCTGGAACACAGAAGCCAGACGAATTGAGAACTGACATTATCGCTAAACACCTTGGCGTTAGTGCAAAAGAATTGTTCAACTCTTAAAGTAAACGACAATGAAAAGGGACACTTTGATAAACTTTATCGGTATGTGTGTTTGGGTGCTTATTGCCCTGTGTTGCACGATTACCATGTTTCTAAATTGGGGACACATCATTTTCGCCCTTGCTGGTTGGGCATTTGCTTGGCTTTGCTATGTGGAGAAAGAGTATTGCACCGAAAGCGTAAGAGATTATTTCAAGCGTAAAAGGAGGGCATGATATGGCTATTACGATGGAGTTGTACGAATTGAAGAACATCTGTAAGGAAATGGCGGCATTGGGTGCTGCCACGATAGTACAGAGCAACGCACCAAGCAAGGACTTGGTTTCACAGCGTGAGGCATATCGCCTGTTTCAAGAAATGCGAGTGAGGCGGTGGGTTGAGCAAGGTCTTATAACTCCACAACGTAACGGTGCTGCCCCCAACTCAAAGCGTTTCTATTCAATGGCAGAGTTGCAATCACTCAATAATGCGGAAACACTAAAGACAATCATTAACAGATAAAAGAACTATGAAGAAGATTAGCGAATTTATTTCTGCTTATCTGAAAGGCAGAAAGGAACGCAAAGCCGAACAGCAGAAAGCGGTGATGCAAAGCGAGTCCTTGAAAGTTGTGCAAGTAATGGAGTTTCAGAACCAACTCTATATTTGCTACAACAACATTCCACTGATTGATATTCGCTATGTGGAGAATGTGCAATCGGTGTTGAATGACGCACGGACAATCAGAGAAAAGTATATCGAAAGTAACAACATCAAATTTGGCGTACAATGAAAAAGATAATTTTGAAATCGCTTGCCCTTGTGAACTTTAAGGGTGTCCGTGATTTTAGCATTGCTTTCAATGACGGCATTACAACCGTGTGCGGAGATAACGGCACAGGCAAGACAACGCTCTATGATGCGTATTTGTGGCTGTTGTTCGGCAAGGACAGCACAGGCAGAAGTGACGGTGCTAACGGCTTTAACGTAAAGACCACAGGCGAGGATGGGAAGCCAATCTACCGTTTGGAACATTCAGTTACTGCCGTGCTTGAAGTGGACGGAAAGGAAATCAAACTGCAACGCTCACTGGTTGAGAAGTGGCAGAAAGTGAACGGCACAACCGATGAAGTGATGAAAGACGAAACACAGTATTTCATCAATGATGTGCGCACAGGCACGAAGAAAGAGTATCAAGCTGAAATATCGGAGATTATACCCGAAGATGTGTTCCGCATGATAACCAACCCTTACTACTTTACATCATTGAGTGCGGAAACGCAAAAAGATATGTTGCTTGAAATGGTTGGCAACATTGATGATGAAGAAGTGGCGGCTACCGACCCCGATTTTCTTGCATTGCTTGACCAAATCAACGGCACAAGCCTCGCAAAGTGGGCAAGAGAGATTGCGGCTAAGAAAAAGGCTTGCAATGATGCACTTGCCACCATTCCCGCAAGTATCGAAACGGCACAGAAACTTATGCCAGAAAGTGAGGAATGGGCGGTGCTTGAAAAGCAGTTGAAAGAAGTGCAAGACCGTGTTAAGGAGATTGACGCACAGATTGCCGACAAATCCGCTCTGAACGATGAGGCATATAAGCGCAAGATGGCACTTATGAAACAACAGGCTGACAAGCGTATAAAACTGCAAGACCGTGAGAATACTATCCGCATGGAAACCAACGCAGCGCACAACAAGGCACTTTCCGATATTCAGCAAATGAAAAACGAGTTGTCAATCAATCAGAAGAACTTGGATAGCTACCGCAACGACAAAATGAACGTGGACGGCAAGATTGATGAACTCAACGGCAAACTGGTAGAAATGCGTGAGCAGTTCAAGGCTGTTGCAAAAGAGCAGTTCCCAGAGCCGAGCGGTGATGTGCTTGTGTGTCCGACTTGTGGCGAGCCTTACAAGGGCGAGAACTTGGAAAATGCCATTGCAAAGTTGCGTGGTAACTTTGAGCAAAGCAAATCCAAGCGACAGAAAGATATTCAGACCAAGGGCAAGCAATACAAAGCCGAATACGACAAAGCCGTGGAGCAGCAGACCAAACTAACAGGTCTTATTGCCAAACTTGAAGATGATGCACTTGAAATAAAGGGCAATATCACAATCAAGAAAAACAACATCCCTGTTGCTGGCAACGCTGACGAGGCTATTGCCAATGATAAAGAGTGCATAGGGTTACGCAACGACATAGCAGAAATCGCCAATCAGTTGCAAGTTGAGGTGCCTCAAGCCGATGTGTCGGAACTGCAAAGCGAGAAAGCCGACCGCAACGCTGCCATTGCCGAAATAAACAAGCGACTTGGCAAACGTGCGATGATTGAGCGAGTAAACAAGGAAATTGCCGACCTTGAAGAAAAGCGCATAGCCAACAATCAAGCCAAGGCAGACTTGGAGAAATGGGAAGATGTGTATTTGCGATTTCAGAAAGCCAAAGATGAGGTTCTCATGCAACGCATTAACGGCTTGTTCAATGTCGTTTCGTTCTCATTCGTTAAGGAACAGAAGAACGGAGGCGAGAAAGTAACTTGCTATTGCATGGTGAACGGTGTGCCTTATGCTGATGTCAATGCCTGTGGCAAGGTAAACGCTGGCTTGGATATTATCAACGCTATATGTGCCACAAAAGGCATATCAGCACCCATATTCATAGACAATAGGGAGAGCTTTAACCAAATAATCCCAACAATCTCACAAATCGTGAACTTGAAAGTGAGCAACGACAAACAACTTACCATTAAAGCATAATTCGATATGGAAGAACAAAGACAAATGACAGCACAGCAACCGCAACAAAGCGGTGCTGTTGCACAAAAGCCACAAGCGAAGAACTTAGACACGCTGAAAAGAGTGCTTAACGCTGATTCCGTGATGGCGCAATTCAAGAACGCACTTAGCAAGAACGCATCTACATTCGTGGCTTCGCTGATAGACTTGTACAGTTCGGACAGCAAACTGCAATTGTGCGACCCTAACCAAGTGGTGAAAGAGGCTCTGAAAGCAGCGGTATTGCACTTGCCTATCAACAAGGCTTTGGGACAGGCTTTCATCATTCCGTTCTACAACACGGTAACGGATGCAAAAGGAAACAAGGTTAAGAAGTATGAGCCAGTATTTCAGATAGGCTACAAAGGCTTGTATCAGCTTGCAATGCGTACAGGCAAGTATGCTATCATTAACGCTGATGTGGTGTACGAGGGCGAGTTACAGCGTGTGTCTAAGCTGACTGGTGAGATTGATGTTGAGGGACGCAAGGTTTCAGAAAAGGTTGTTGGCTACTTTGCCTACATTCAGTTGGTGGACGGCTACCACAAGGCAATCTATATGTCGGTTGAAGATATGGCGGCACACGCCAAGCGTTACTCAAAGGCTATTGCTTTCAACAGAAGTGTTACGATAGAAACATTGCTCAATCTCGCCAAGCTGCCTGTCAATGCCGACAGTTCACAAGTAGGCTGGCAAGGTAACTTTCACGCAATGGCTATCAAGACCGTGTTACGCAACCTGTTGGGCAAGTATGGCTATCTGACGGTATCATTGCAAGAGGGCATTGCTGACGATGCACAGAGCGACACAGACGAAAAGCAAGTAATTGTTGCCGATGCACAGGCGGTAGAAGTCGTTGATGATGCAAACGTGGAGTATGAAGAAGTTGGCAATGCGCCACAAATCGAAGATAACACAGAGGAAAAAGAGCCAGACCCCGGCTTTTGATTAACCAAGTGAAGTATGGAGTTGAAAGTGTTAGGTTCAAGCAGCAACGGCAATTGCTACATTCTTGACAACGGCAAGGAGGCTTTGCTACTTGAGGCTGGTGTTCGTTTCCAAGAAGTGAAAAAGGCTTTGGGGTACAATCTCCGAAAAGTCGTAGGCTGTCTTATAACCCACAGGCACAACGACCACGCCAAGTATATAAAGGCAATGGTGGATAATGGCTTTCACACGTTGGCTTTGGCTGATGTTTGGGAAAACAAAGGCGTATGGGGTTCACGCTCTGTTGCCATTGTTCCCAAACACGGCTACAAACTTGGTAGGTTTAAGGTGTTGCCGTTCAACGCTTGCCACGATGTGCCTTGTGTCGGCTACCTCATAGAACACCCCGAATGTGGGCGGATAATGTTCCTCACTGACAGTTGCGAATGTCTTAGCCTGTTTCCACGGCTTAACCACATCCTGATTGAGTGCAACTATTCAATGGCAAAACTCATTGAGGCTGTCAATGCTGGAGTAACGCCCAAAAGTCAAATAGACCGCTTGCCAAACTCGCACATGGAACTGCAAACGTGCAAGTCGGTACTCTCTGAATTAGACCTTGCCAATGTGTTCAACATAGTGCTTTTGCACTTGTCAGACCACAACAGCGACAGGTTGAGATTTGTATCTGAAATCGAAAGGCAGACAGGCAAAGCCGTGTATGCTGCCGCTCCAAATATGGATATTGACATTACAAAGTTCTGATATGGCAAAGGTCTTGGTTGAAAAACGAAAAGGATTGTTCACGTTACAACCGCTCTACGAATGGTTTAGGCAAGTGTGTGACGGAATGTATAGGATTGAGGTTAAGCGGATGCGCAAGCCACGCTCAAACGACCAAAACGGATGGCTGTGGGGTTGCATATACCCCATGCTGCTTGATGCACTCTTGGAGGCTGGTTGGGAGTTTGTGAGTGTTGAGCAAGTACACGAATACTTCAAGAATATGCTTGCCAAGGACAGTGTGGTAAACAGGCATACAGGCGAGATTGTGGAGTTTCCGACATCAACTGCAACAATGGACACGCTGACATTCTCCACCTATTGCGAGAAACTGCGTGAGTATGGGCGTGAATACCTTGGAATTGAAATACCCGACCCCGATAAATATTGGAGAACAAGCGATGATACAAGTACCTAACAACGTGGTTACTGACTTGGTAAGGCACATTCCGATGATTTTAGAGTTGTTGCCCAAGGACACAAGTACAAGGGTGTACAACGCAATGAGAATAACAAGAAAGAACATTCAGAAACTTAAAAGATTAAGCGATGAACAACGAAAGCAAAAAGATTGAGGTGAGCGAAAGCAACCTTAAAGCTGCCTTTGAAGTGGCAGACGAAAGCACTAAGAAAGTGCTTGTGGCTCTGTTTGGCAAGATAGAGCCGACAGATGATAACAAGCCAAGTCTTAAAGATTACAAGTCTATACGCTCTTATGCGGATGCTTGCAAGGCTTTGGGCGAAAGCGTAGATGAAGAAACGCTGTCAAAGGCTGGTGTGCCTAAGCACATAATCGCCCAAATGAAATTGGAGCTGATTTGCAAGGCTCTTTGGGGTGGCGAGGTTAAGGTATATCCCGACCCCGATGGAAATCGCATTTACTGGTATCCTTGGTTTGCACTTTACAACCAAAGTGAGATTGACGGTATGAGCGATAAAGAAAGGGGTTGCCTCCTGTCTGCTGTTGCGATTTCTGGTGCGACTGCGGGTTTCGGTTGTCTGCATGCGCATGGTCGTTCCTCGTACTCGAATGCGTACAGTGGCTTCCGCTTGTGCCTTGACACAGAAGAAAAGGCTGAATACTTTGGCAAACAGTTCTTGGAGCTGTGGGCGGAGGCAATAGCTTTCAATTTCTCTGTGGGTGAACGCTTGAAGTAAGTTTAACCAAAACAAGATAAGTTATGCAAGATTTAATGTTTGCTGATGAACCCGTAGAGAAAAGGGAACAGCTATTGCGTGACAACTGCGACCAAATTGTGGAACGTAGCTACACACGCAAGTTTGAACAGCACGAAGTGAACGCAAGGCGTGAAGAACTTGAAAACGTGTCTATCCAAGTGGCAGAGCTTGAAGATAAACTCGCTGAAATCAGAGCCGACTACAAGGGACGCATAAAGCCGTTGCTTGAAAGACGAGGCTTAATCCTTGATGAACTTAAAGCAAGAGGCGAGTATGTAAAGGGCGATTGTTTCAAGTTCGTAGATGTGGACGAGGGAAAGACTGTATTTTATTCGCCAGAGGGTTACAAGTTGGAGGAAAGACCGATTACCCCCGAAGAAAGACAGCGTACCGTTATGCAATTCGTGCGTAGAACAGGAACAGAAGATTAAGTTATTCACCAAGTAAAACAACAAAACAATGGAGCAAAACAATGAAAAGATTGCCGTTAATATCGGCAACTACACAGGCGAAAAGCCTATCGAAGTAATACTGCGTGAGGGTGTTGCACCCAAAGTTCAGCAGTTGGAGTTGAAAGAACCCGAAAGTATCAACGTGACAGGCGTACTCTCCACGCCTCTTGACTGGCTCACAAAGCGAATTGACACTATCGAACAGAAGAAAGCCAATATCGTAGTGAACCGTGAGGAAATGACAATCACGCTCACAATCAACGAAAGCGATTACTACACTAAGTCCACGTTTGTAGGCAAGGCTGCCTATTCGGAAATCTTTGAGAAATTCCACATCAACGATGAAAAGATGGGTTGGATTCCCGCAAAATTGGGTCAGTTCTTGCGCCTTAACCGTGCCGTATTCGCTGACAAGAGCGAGAACATGAAACTTGTATCTGCCCTCAAGAACTTCACTGCAAATGCGAAGTCGGAGATTGAGAAGCAGCGTGACCCGTCTGGAAGTCGTGCCGATGTGTACCGTACACAGGTGGAAAGCAATCTGCCCAAGAGTTTCACGGTGAACCTCTCCATTTTCAAGGGTACGGAGAAAACGCCTATTGAGGTGGAGTTTGACCATTACCTTACAGACGGTGGTGTGTTCTTACAGCTTGTATCGCCTGGTGCAAAGGAAGTGGCAGATGAATACCGTGACCGTTGCATTGATGATGTGCTGGCTAAAATTCGTGAGATTGCGCCCGACATTGCAATCATGGAAGCATAACACTTAGCGTATGGCAGACAAGCGGAAATACTCACTTATGCCTTTTGATACGAGGGTGTGGTTGTCAGACCCTCGTATCAATACCCTTTCGCTCATGGCAAAGGGTGTGTGGGTAACAATGCTCTGCTATATGTGGGAAAGTTCCCAACGTGGTATGCTTGTAAAGCCTAACAACACACCATACACATTAAATGAGTTGGTAGTGTTGTTGGGTCTTACAGACGATGAACCATTACAGGAACTCATAGATTGCGGTGTGCTGTCGTTAAACCACAAAGGCGTGTACTATTCTGCCGACATGGTTAAACAGGCTGATATAAGCGAGAAAAGGCGCAATGCTGGCAAGAAAGGCGGTGATGCAATGAAACAACGGCTGACTGAAAATGACAAAGCACCGTTCACAGAGAAAGAAAACGATGTTGTGCCACCAACCCCAAAAGAACCGCCACCCAAGCATACACAGCAAGAACAGCCTTTGCTATTCTCCAACGATACAGGCAGCGAGGATGTACCGCCACCACTCACAGAAAAGCAAAAGCAACTGATTGAGAAAAAGAGAAAGTACCACTATGCCGAATGTGTTACACTTACCCGTGATGAATATGCCAAGCTCTGTGCGGAACACACGGAAGATGGCGCAAAGCGGATGATTGAAATGCTTGACAACTATAAAGGCTCAAAAGGCAAGCGGTACAAAAGTGATTACAAGGCTATCCTCAATTGGGTAGTGGATAAGTACAACGAAGAATATTTAAGATATGGAACTCAACGGCAAACCAATTCTATTGCCCCAAACACAGGAAGAGGCATTGAAAATAATACGAGATATGCAAGCGGAGCGTTACCACTTGACCAAACAGCGGTCGGAGGCTCTGATAGCACAACACAGGAGGGCTACTCTGAAAGGTTTTAGATATGACCTTACAGATTCTCACGAATACGCACAACACGTTAATCTGATTGTCAGCATTGGCAAGAACTATATGCTGCGTGAGTTTTCGGATTTCGTTGTTGATGAACACAACTCCAAGGTGTTGCGTTTCTTGACCTACTACTTTAACAACTGCATTTTGGCTGAAAACGTGTTCCCCGATGAAGATTACAAGCTCCACAAGAACATCTTGCTTGTCGGTGAACCCGGCACGGGCAAGACCATGATAATGCAAATCTTTTCGGACTACCTTAGAGCGACCAATAACGAGAACTATTTTCGCAATATCAGCATGACCCAACTAATGAACTACCACAAGGTATATGGGCATATTGACAAGTACACATACAATGAGCAGAAAGGCGCAAGCACACAAGAGGCTTATGATGGTGTTGCTCCATTCGGAGTGTGCCTTAACGACTTGGGACTGGCTACCGAAAAACAAAAGAGTTTTGGAACGCTGCTAACACAGATAACCGATGAATTTCTGTTTGCTCGCTACGAGATATACCAACAGTACGGCAAACGCTATCACATAACAAGCAATCTGACGGTGCGAGAACTGAAAGAACGCTTTGAGAAACGACTGATTGACCGTTTCAAAAGTTTCAACGTGATAGAGTTGCACGGTGGAAGTAGGCGAAAGTAGCGTTTTTTATTTACTTACTAAGTGTGTTTGATGAACAATGTTAGAACAGACGGAACATAAATTCAATTACAATTGGACGCTGAAAAATGCCAATTTCACAAAAGATAAAGGCACGGTATTCAGTTGTTTTGCTTGTGGGGGGGTAGTTCTATGGGGTACAAATTAGCTGGCTTTGATGTGGTTGGATGCAACGAAATTGATAAGCGTGTTATGGACTTGTACGAGAAAAACCACCACCCACGATATGCCTTTCTTGAACCGATACAGACATTCAAGGAAAGAACTGCATTTCCTGATGCGTTGTACAACCTTGACATTCTGGACGGCTCGCCTCCTTGCTCCACATTCACAATAGCAATGGCAAGGACACGACAGGAAACATGGGGAAAGGAAAAGCGTTTCAGAGAGGGACAGACAGAGCAAGTGCTTGATACGCTATTCTTCGATTTCATAGATGTTGTACGCAAGTTGCGCCCAAAGGTTGTTATCGCTGAAAACGTGAAAGGATTGCTCCAAGGTGCTGCCAAGAAATACGTTCAACGTATTCACATGGAGTTTGAGGATGCGGGTTATACCTGTCAGCATTTCTTGCTTGATGCGCAATACATGGGTGTGCCACAGCACAGGGAACGTGTTTTCTTTGTATGCCTTAGAAACGACCTCATACAGTATGTACCGACCGCACACACATTGTTTGACACATACCCTTTAATCAATCTGAATTTTGACGAAAAGCCTATAACGTGCGAGGATGCACACCTCACACTTGGCGACCCGATAACAACACCTTGCTACATTGACGAATACAAGCGGTTGAAAAATGGCGAAGAAACAAAATACCAACAATGCGCCTTAGTAGATAAGGACATGGTACACCCCACAATATTAGCCGGGTATCGGCAAAAAGCCTCGCCTATGCCAAGTTGGGGCATGAACTGGCTTTCAAACGAAAGTGTATGCAAGGTGTCCTCATTCCCCACAGACTACGATTTTGGCAACCAAAAGCCATATTACGTTTGCGGAATGAGCGTACCGCCTGTAATGATTGCGCAAATCGCAAGTAGAGTTTACGAACAATGGTTATCCAAAATTAAAACAGCATGAAAAAGAATGTAATACTGATGTTGAACAGAGTGTTTCCCGTAAAGCACAAGAAAGAGGGAAAGCCTACGATGTTTGCAAACTTGCTCTACGCAAGCCACAAAATACATACCGTGCGTGTGGATGCAAGCGGATTGTGGGCAAAGCGGTGTGAGGAAGTGAACAGCGGAAAGAAAATACTTTCTGTGCGTGAATGGACGGAAAGACCTTACCGCTCGGAACAGCGAGAGTTGAAGAAGTTAAGCCAGATAGGATTGCAATACATAACTATGACATATTCGTCTGATGATGCGCTGCCTCAGTGCTGGATTGACAACAAGCGTGTGCCTGTTGAGGATGTGGCAAGCAATGACGGGTTGAGTGTTGATGATTTCGTGGATTACTTCTTTGGCAAGTGCGGATGCAAGAGCAACGTGTTTGAGGGAGTGATAATCCACTTTACAGATTTCAGATACTGACTATGAGCGCAAATGTTTTTGATGCGGAAGATTTACGCAAGGCAAGGCGTGAGTTGCAAAAGTATAATGCTATGAGTAGAGAAGAATATAAAAATATACTCGGTGAAGAAATATGCAAGTTCTGTCCGTGGCGCAATGGCGATATAGACCATAGAGCGGATGGATTGTGCGAGGGTATTTGGTGCGATGATGCAATGGATAATTTCATTGAGGAAAACGAAGAATACTTTGATGATGATGAATGAGCCACTGGTACTGAAGAACTGCACTTGCTACAATTGCGATTGCATGGATGTGATGAAAGATATGCCAGACAACAGCGTGGACTTCATACTGTCTGATATTCCATACGACTTGGATTTGAACGGTGGAGGCTCACATGGGGACTTTTGCACAAGAAAGCAAATCCAATCACGCAAGAACAGCTCGCTTTATTTCGTGTCGCAAGGTATTGACTATGACAAGGTGTTTGGCGAGTTTGAGCGGATTTGCAAGGGTGTGAACATCTGCGTGTTTTGCTCCAACAAACAGATAGGGCGCATAATGACATGGTGGGAAAACAAGGGGTATGTGGCAACCTTGCTTGTGTGGGATAAACCGAACCCTATGCCGTTGGGCAATGGCTGCTACATCAATAACCTTGAATTTATCGTATATGTGCGCTCCAAGGGTGTAACGTACAACAACCTCGGTTATGAACTGCAAATGAAAACCTTTCATGACCAACCGCCACAGGCAAAGAACAGGCTACACGAAACGGAAAAGCCAATCAATCTGTTACGCCACCTGTTGATGTTGCACTCCAACGAGGGTGATGTGGTGTTTGATGCGTATGCTGGCAGTTTTTCAACAGCCATTGCGTGTTACAAGGAGAAACGCAAGTTTATAGGATGTGAGATATTGCCCAAATACTTTGAAAAGGCGATGAAACGGCTTGAATGGGAACAAAGAACGCAATATTTATTCTAATAAAAACAATCTTAATATGGAAGTGAACGCAACAAAGCGCACAGACCTGTTTCTGATAGACCCAAGAAACATTGTCGTAATGGAGGGTTTCAATGTGCGTAGAGATTTTGACTTGGAAGAACTCAAAGAACAGATAAAGGCAAATGGAGTGCTTAACCCTGTTACTGTTATCCCCTACAAAGAGGATGGCGTGGAGAAATACAAGCTGGTGGACGGTGAAAGACGATACCGTGCCACAATGCTTGCAATATCGGAGGGTGCAAACATTCCATTCATCAAGGCACTTAAAGCACCGAAAGGCGCAACAACCGAACAGCTCTACATTGAGCAGATGATGCGCAACGAGGGTAAGCGTTTCTCCGAATTGGAATGTGCCATAATGTTTAGGCGGTTCAAAGAAGAATTTGGCTACTCACAAGTTGAGATAGCCGAAAAGTTCAAGAAATCGCCCGCATTTATCAGCAAGTGCCTCTCGCTGTTGGACTTGCCCCAATACTTGCAAGACAAGATAGCCACTGGCGAGTTGTCGGCAATGGCAGCAAGAGAGATAAGCAACAGCTACACACATGAGAGCGACCAAGTGAGAGCAGCGAAAACAGCGTTGAGAACTGCAAAAGCCAATGGTCGTGCCACTGCCACCAACAAGGAAGTGCAAAGCTCCCTCAAGGAGGCGAAACAGGCAAAAACCATTGCGGATGCGCTGCGTAATGTGTGGGCGTATCTGGACGGTGAAAAGATGATTGATGTTGATAAGCTCATTACGTTGCTTGACAGCACCAACAGCCTACATTCAGCAATGAAAGAATACAAAAAGACAAAACAAAATGAGAACAATTAAATCAATCCGTTTACCTCGTAAACTCAAAAAGGATGTAATCAAGGTTTGTGGTCGTGAAAACTACTACAAGATGATGTTTATGATGCGCCTACGCTACATTAAGACAGGCGAGTTTGTAACCAAAATCAAAAAGGGCAATGGCTAAGATTATTGGAAAGGCTTATATCGGCATAGACACAGGAACGCATACAGGCGTGGCAATATGGGGCGGTGGGCAGTTTCTCTTGCTTGAAACAATGGCTATCCACAAGGCAATGAAGATTGTGAATGAATACGTCCAATCGGGTATTGAAGTGGTTGTGCGTGTTGAAGACCCACGGCAAAGAACTTGGTTCGGAACAGAGAGAATGAGCCGTGAGCAAGAGCGGAAGAAACTGCAAGGTGTCGGCTCTGTCAAACGTGATGCAAGTATATGGGATGATTACCTTTCAGACCTGTGCAAAGACAAGGCTAATATCAAGTATGAAATGGTTGCCCCTAAACGCAATGTAACCAAGCTGACAGGCGAGAGTTTCAAGGCAATAACAAAGTGGCAAGGTCGCACGAATGAACATAATCGTGATGCGGCTATGTTAGTTTACGGTCTTTAAGCAAATTTTCCGTTAAATATGTGTTTGTTAAACACAAAATTAGTATCTTTGCAAAGTACATTCACCAAGTAAATCACAACGGTATGACAACGGCAATAATTAGCATAGCAACGGCTTTACTCCTTTTCGGTGTCCTTTATCTGGGCTGCTGGGAATGGATAGGCGAAAAGGTGGCGCAACTGCTGCCTAAAGCACCGCTGACAGCGGGCGAAAAGGTGGTTATATTCCTTAATGGCGAGTACAACCGCACAGCAACAATCACAAAGGTTGGTGCCGAATATCTGTATATCTATGGAGGTTCGGTTAAGCTGCCCATTGATTACAGAGGGCGTTTCTATGGTTATGGCGTTGATACCAACGATGGAAGTCGGATTGTGTTCCTCAAATACAGGAAACACTACCGCCTTGTACGCTTGGCTGAATACATACGCAAATGTTTCCGTGTAATCGAGGACGAGGATAACCTTGTCCCCGATTGCATGGACGACACTACTGACAAGGAAGAAAGCGAGGTGAGCGATGAATGTTGAACAGATGAAGTACCGCAAGGTTTCGGACTTGCACCCATTGGCAAGCAACCCTCGCAAGATTACAAAGGCAGAGTTTGACCGCTTGGTGGACTCTATACGCATTAACGGCTTTTGGGAACATCAGCCTATGGCGTTGGAGGAACAGGACGGACAACTTGTAGTGTTGTCTGGCAACCAACGCCTCAAGGCGGTTAAGAAACTCAAAATGAAAGAAGTCCCAACCGTACTTTATTCTGACCTTACAGAAGATGAGCGCATTGACATCATATTGCGCTCAAACATCAACAATGGCGATTGGGATTACAACGCTCTGACAGTAGAACCGACCTTTCAAGATGTAAACTTTGACTTTATCGGAATCACATTTCCAGACGATGAGGAAGAACAGCCGAAGAGCAAAAAGAAGACTGCAAAGGTCGAGCAACAGACAGATGAAGAAGATGATGATGAAGCCGAAAGCGAAAGCACCGATGATGGGGTGAATGACAAGGAGACTTTCTACCGTTCCATGTATAACGATTGCTTGTATGAGAGCGACAACATCTTTGAAATTCCCAATCTTCTGCTTGAACAGCAAGCTGGCAAGGTGGAATTGCCGCTTAGTCCTTGGGGCGCAAACAGCCGACTACGCAAAGATGTAGCGACCTATCATTTCTATGTAGATGATTATCGGTTTGAAGCGTTGTTCAAAGACCCTATAAAGATACTCACAAGCGGATGCAAGGCGGTAGTAGAGCCGAATTGTAGTTGTCACGACCAAACACCTATTGCATGGGGGCTTCAACTCATTTACAAGAAACGCTGGCTTTCACGCTATTTTCAAGAGTGCGGAATAAAGGTGTATGCAGACCTTAACGTGAGCCACAAGTTTGTAGAGTACAACAAAATGGGCATACCAAAGGGGTACAACGCTTTCTTTACCCGTGGCTTGGATGGTTGGATGGAGAGCTTGAAGTCTGACTTAAAAGTAGCACAGGAGATAAGTGGGCTTGAACGCCCAAACTTGGTTGTATATGGTGGCGGTGAAGAAGTGCAAGACTTTTGCCGAAAGCACGGCTTGTTATATATAACTGATTTTATCAACGCTAAAAAAGAAGTAAGCTATGGGTAGAAATGCAAACGGATTACTGAAAAGCAATACAGACAATGGAGAACTAACAGTTGGGCAATTTGGACTGCATCCCAAGATGTTAAAAGCGTTTGGGGGTGAAAAGTATATTGGGGGTTGGGTGAAAGAGTACAACAGCACGCTAAAGCAGCACTTAGCATTTTTTCGTTCACAATTAGCCAATGTTACAAGCAAGTCCACAAGGGAAATATCTGCGTTAAAACGCAATGTTGAATGGTTCCAAAACAACAGAATGAAAGGAACAAAACAGGAGTTCGTGGATTATGTAAGAAGGTCGGCTAACGCTGTAATACTCGGACAATACAAAGAAGGCTTGTTGCATAATGGAGGACTTGCATCCGATATTGTACGAAGTTATGCGGTACAACGTGCCAATCGTATGCTTGTACCCCAAATTGTTAAACACTTGAAAAAGATTAACAATGGGTAGGAACAGCGGAGGCGTAACATCAAGCGGTAAGGGTGGAAGCTCTGGCGGGTCCAAAGGAGCAACAGAAAAGGGATATACTGCAAAAATGGTGAAGAACATTGTCGGCATGGAGCAGAAGTACAGACGCAACAAAGATGAAACATTGCACGTTTTCAACTCCAAGGGCGATATTGTTTCTTCAATAGGTGGCAAGGGCGCACAGGTGGTATTTGACCCTAAGAAGATACCCGCAAATAGTATATTGACCCACAATCACCCTCGTTCACTTGGTGAAAGTGGTATTAGGCGTATTGGTAACTCGTTTTCAAGTGATGATATAAGGTCTGCCATTAAGGTAAATGCAAGAGAAATGCGAGCAGTAACCCCAACATATACGTTTTCGATAAAACGCCCAAAGGGAGGTTGGGGTGTGTCAGCAGATGAAGCAACAAAGGCATTTGCGGATGCGAATAGAACGGTATCAAAGCAAGGACACAATTATCTCATTCAAACAAAGTGGAATGAAAGCAACATTGCAAGAGCAGAAGTAACACATTTCCACAAAGTTATGAAAATACTTGCCAAGAAATACGGGTGGGATTATAGTAAAAAGAATAACTAATTATATAACTTTGCAATATGGAAGATAAAATAAAGCAAGTGTTGGAAGAAAACGGTTTGACCGAAAGCCAACTTACAAAAGAAGAACTTGAAAAACTCAAAGAGGAAATCAAGGCAAAGGAACAGGGATTGGTGGTGCTTGATAGCGTACTTGACAACCCCTCATTGTTTTATCGTCAAAAGTAAACAGCTATGGGAAGAAATAGTGCTGGCGTTAAGGCTGGAACCAATGACGGAGGTGGACAATACAAGGGCAAAATAAGCCGTGTTGGTTCACTCGTTGAAATGAAAGACAAAGCTATGTACAAAGCGACAAAAGAGGCTATATCTCGTTATCATGCTGTTATGGGTGTGCGTCAAAGAAACGTGAAGTTAGCCGATTTGGGCGGTTCTGCCTATGGTGTTCACGTTACAAGGGGCGGCAAGTCCGAGGCTGTGTACTTGGATAGAAAGCATTTCGACACAGGCGCAAAGAATGTATCAAGGGAACACTCCAAGAATTACAAAAGCGGTTGGAGTACGACCACAAACAAGCCTGTTGCTCATACGGTAACACATGAACTTGCACACGCTACATGGAACGCCCACATGACAGGCGCAAACCAAAAGGCAGCAGGTAAGGAAGTAAACGCCCTATACAAGAAATGGAGTCGTGACAAGAAAAAGAAAGGCTATGGCAAGTATGCCACAACCAATGTTAGCGAGTTCTGGGCAGAAACCGTAACCAAGGCAGTACATGGCAAGTCCGACAAATACACAAAGGCGGTTAAGGCTATCGCCAAGAAGTACAAACTCTAAATGAACGACCAACTTAATAAAACAGTATAACGATGAAAAAGATTGAACTTTCCGCTGACGAGATTAAAGTAATCAAGCAGCAGCTAAATGGCGAAATCGAAGTGTGGAACGCTACCGATGAACAGCAAAAGTTACTCACAGGTGTAATTGACAAAGCCGAGGCACTCATGGATGAACTGGATGCCTATGACGATTTGGATAATTACATGGAGGGTGGCTTGGTCGCTTGGTTCTACGATAAGTATAAAGCACAAGAGGAACAGGCATAAAAGCCGATTTACCAAGTGAAGAAGTCGGGCGGTGTTTATTCGCTGTCCGATTTTTTGCAGTTATTAGGTGTGTTTGATAAACACGCTATAAACAGAAATCAACGAATTTACAACGAATGGCACTATTTGAGAAAGGAAATAAAAAGGGCAACCGCTTTACATCCGAGAACCAACCCAAGAAAAGGGGTCGGGGCAATCTTTCTGTGCTTAAATACATTCAATCCACAACAGGCAAAAAGGTAAATCCACAAAGCAGCAAAGAAGAAATACTCAAAGTTATACAGCACCTTTATGAGAGTTCAACAGCGGAACTTGAACCGCTACTGAAAGACCCCGAAAATCCGAGCAAGCCAAACAAGGACACGCCCATTTGGGTATTGAACATCATTTCGGCAATAAATTCAGATATTCGTTATGGTCGCACTTCCACGGTTGAAATGCTCTTTGACCGTGTGTTTGGCAAGGCTACCCAAAACATAGAGGGCGAGATAAACACCAATGTATCTAACAACATGGATTTGTCGGCTCTGTCCGATGATGAACTGATAACATATAACACGCTACTTGACAAGATAAGGAACAGCGCAAAGAATGGCAAGGAACAATAAAGACATATCAATGCCAATGGCTCTTGCAGTCAAAACGGAGCTTTTCCGCCGTGGTCGTTTCGATTTTATAACGTGCCGTGACGGAAAGAACCACGACAAGCAACAGCAAGCCTTAACCATACTAACAGACAACACACACGTTGAAATTCTGTATGGTGGTGCTGCTGGTGGAGCTAAGTCGTGGACGGGTGCCGTGTGGTTGCTCTTTATGTGTCTTGCCTATCCGGGTACAAAATGGTTTATTGGTCGTGCGGAGTTGAAGCGTATCACGCAATCAACTTACATCACATTCAAGCGAGTTTGCACGATGTATGGAGTGCCAGAGGACTTGTGGAGTTTCAACGGACAGTTGAACTACATTCAGTTTTATAATGGCTCACGCATTGATTTTCTTGACTTGCAATATAAGCCGTCTGACCCATTATATGAACGCTACGGCTCTATTGAGTTCACAGGCGGTTGGATTGAGGAGGGCGGTGAGGTGAACTTTGGAGCGTATGACACGCTTAAAACTCGTATCGGTCGTTGTCTGAATGAAGAATACGGATTGAAACGAAAGCTATTCATCACCTGTAACCCCAAGAAGAATTGGATGTATGATATATTCTACAAGCCCTACAAGGCTAATCAGCTTGCAGAATACCGTTACTACATTGCTTGCTTGGTACAGGAAAACCCATTCATTGACCCCGACTATATAGAGGGATTGAAAACGACATCCGACAAGGTTAAGTTTGCCCGTCTGTTTCTTGGAGATTGGGAGTATGACGATAACCCCAACGCCCTTTGCTCACATGATGATATATGCGCCATATTTGGTAACAAGTTAGCCATACGGACAGGCAAGCACTACATAACGGGCGATATTGCCCGATTTGGTGCTGACTACGCACGTTTGTCTGTGTGGGATGGATATTTCATCATTGAAAAGATTTGCTTTCCTACAAGCAAGCTGACGGACATTCAGACATGGATAAACGCCAAGCAAAAGAAATACCGAATACCAAACCACAGGTGCATTGTAGATGAGGACGGTGTGGGCGGTGGCGTGGTGGACTTCTGCGACATCAACGGCTTTGTGAACAACTCCACACCGATGCAAGGCGAGAACTACCAAAACTTACAGACGCAATGCGGATATAAACTTGCCGAACACATCAACGCAAATGAAATAGGCATAGATGCGGACATTGTTAGCCAAGTGGAAAGGGAGCAGATAATCAGAGAGCTTGAACAACTGCAAACGTGGAAAGCGGACAGTGACGGCAAACTGAAACTCAAACCCAAGGAAGAAATAAAGGTTGAAATCGGTTGTTCCCCCGACTGGCGAGATATGCTTTTGATGCGCTGTTGGTTTGATTACAATGAAGTGGATATACCCGATAACATAGAAAGAATTTTAGGTTTAACATAACAATATCATACAATGGGCATAATTCAGACTATCACAAACGAGTTAAAGGCGGCTATTGGCTATCAGCAAAGTTTCGATGAACTTCTAACCGCTGGCGATGTAACAAGAGCGGTTGCTATGCTTAGTAGCCATTCAGCGGAGGCGAGCCGTAATCTGTTGGAATACGAGGTAAGCACTCACAAGGTAATGGAGCGCAAGGACAGGGCAGTGTTCGACAAAAAGGGCAATTTCCTACGGTGGAGCAAGCGTAACAAGATACCTATTCCCTATCAGAAATTCATCAATGAGATTGCCCTTGTGTTCCTGTATGGCAGACCTGTTAAATGGTCGCAATTGTCAGAGAACACAGACAACGCATTTGACTTCTACCAAGAGCTGATGCGCCAAACACGCTTTGACAGTGCCGTGCGTGAAGCCAAGCGAGCAGCAGGTGCGGAGGGTTGTGCAGCCATTCTCTACCACGTTTACAGGGATGCAGACAACACACCACGGCTTTTGCTGAATGTGTTGAGCAAGAAAAACAACGATGATATATACACGCTCAAAGACCAATACGGACGGCTCAAAGCCTTTGCTTGGGGTTACTACCTCACAGAGCAAGGCAACAGAACCATTCACCACATAGATGTATATACGGCAGATACAATCTATCTGTGCAAGCGTGGTAATGTCGGTTGGGAAGTTCAGAGAATGGCGAACCCAATAGGCAAGATACCTGTGTTGCTGTTTGAGCAAGAGCCAGAACACGCAGATGTACAGCCGATGATTGAGCGTGAGGAAACAATGGAAAGCGTGGATGCAGATGTAAACGACCGCTTCGCCAATCCCGCAATGGTGGCAACCGCTGAAATCCTCAACTCATTGCCCAAGTCAGAGGAAGAGGCAAAACTCTTTATCCTCAAAAATGGCGGTGATGTGCGTTACCTCACATGGGACCAGGCAAGCGAGAGCAAAAAAAATCAGTTTGAGCGGTTGGATAAGCATATCCTTTCCAAGTCGTTCACTCCAAACATTGACTTTGACAACATGAAAAGCCTCGGCAACCTGTCGGCAAAGGCTATCCGAAAGGTGATGTTGCTTGCAGTCATAAAGGCAGAGCGACACAAGGAAAAGCACGATGGGTATATGAACCGACACGCCTCCTTGATGAAAGCCATAATGGGCAACGTGCTTGACTACCGACACAAGGCTGAATATGATGCACTTGAATTGGGGCATGAGTTTCAAGAGCCTTTCGGTGATGATGTCAGTGAAATGCTTGCCGACCTATCCAAGCAGTACAACGATGGGGCATTGAGCCTTGAAAGCTATGTTGAAAAGTCCTACCTTGTAAAGGACAGCAAGGCAGAAATGGAGCGTATCAAGACAGAGCAAGCCGAAAGACTTGCACAGCAAATGGAGTTAAACAAAATGGACGTGTTCGGGGAGGCAGAATAATGGAAGTAAAGACAAGGTATAACATAGGTGATGAAGTGTGGACTATGCTTAACAACAGACCGCATTGTTTCCGCATTGCTGGCATTGAGGTGTTCCGTAACTCATTGCGTACATTCGTGCGTAACGTGGAGCATACCAATACAGGCACACGCAACAACCCACAGCACTTGTATTTCTTGGATAGTGCTTGTTTCCCCACGAAAGAAGAACTGATTAAAAATTTATTCAATGGCTAAGAAAACGAAATCACCAAAGGAATTAGGGTTATCGTGCAAGGATTGCCGACACTCATACGACCCACACAGCAAGGCACTTGACGGACACATGATTTTGTGCCGTTGCGAGTTCTTCCAATACTCCAAGTTTCTTGAAAGGGATATTTGCGACAAATTCAGCAAGAAGTAAAGACCAATGGCAAAGATAGACTATAAGAAAGCGCAAGCCGAGTTATTCAAGCGTACAGAGGGGTATGCTGCCAATGTTAGGGCGGTGTACCGTGATGTGATGATGCAGATTATTAACTTGGTGAAGAATACAGATTTGGAGAGCGGAAAGCCGTTCTCCTTTGCTGATTATGGGTATAGCGAGCAAGTAACGCCCATGTTGCGCAATATGTATAGCCGTATCTATCAGACCATACGCAAGGGAGTAGAAAGGGAATGGCTCAAATCAAACGAGCATACAGACGAACTTGTTAAGGCGGTGTTTGGTGATAGTGCGATTGAAAACCCATTCTTCGCAAAATACTTTCAGCACAACCAAGAAGCGATGAAAGCCTTTTTTTCAAGAAAGACAGGCGCAAGCGGATTGAACCTTTCTCAAAGGGTGTGGAGATACACGGGAGCCTACAAGAAAGAGTTGGAGAATACGCTTGACTTGGCTATTGGTGAGGGTACGGCTGCAAATCGCTTGGCTACCACCATTCAGAAGTATTTGAACGCCCCCGATAGATGGTATAGGCGTTTCCGTGTTAAGGTGGGTGAAGATGAAAATGGTAATCCTGTATATGGGCGAGTGTGGAAACGTAGGATATACGACAAAGAAAGTCAGTCTTACAAATGGATTGATGATAACCCCAAGGACTACCATCCCGGACGAGGCGTTTATCGTTCCTCATACCGAAATGCCCAAAGACTTGCAAGGACAGAAACCAATATTGCCTACCGCACGGCAGAATATGACCGATGGCAAGATATGTCATTTGTCATAGGCATTGAAATCAAGTTGAGCAACAACCACCCTGTCCCCGACATTTGCGATGATTTGAAAGGCGTATATCCTAAGACATTCAAGTGGACAGGCTGGCACCCGAATTGCCGTTGCTACCAAGTGCCTGTGCTTGCCACTCATGGAGAGCTTGACAAGATGATAGACAATATCCTTGATGGCAAAAGTCCTAACAGCGTGGAGTGTGCCGATGAAGTAACCGACATTCCAAAGCCTTTTGTCAGTTGGGCGAGGGACAATGCGGAGCGTATGGGAAAAGCAAAGGATGCGGGAACGCTGCCTTATTTCTACAAGGATAACGAGCAACAGATAACAGATGTACTCAATGGCAAGCGACCAATCAAGAAACCGCTATCACAAAAAGCAAAGGAAAGGCGCAAGGAGATAAAGCAGCTTGCAATTGAAACATTGTGCGTACAGCAATTCACGCTGCCAGACCTCAATGTAACTGCAACCTTGCCAAAGCGAAGTGTTAAGGAATGGCTCAACCAACCATTCTATGATGTAGAAGTCAAGAACGAGGCTTTGCTTGACTTGCCTAACCTCATTGAAAATGCGGTGTATTGTGGTAGCGGTGTGGATAAACATTCACCAAAGGTTGCATTACACCTGTTTGAAACAACCATTGGAGAGCGCAAGTGCTGGATAATCGTTAGAAAGTATTATACAGGCGAATATGTGATTTATAGTGTGTCAGACAATGAAACGATATTGAAAGCGATACAATAAAAAAAAGAAAACCTCACCATTGGTAGCTTTTGCGTGGAACTACAATCCACGCCTCTTCCCAATTTTGAGGTTTTCTTTTTGCAAAGATACAACAATTATCTGAAAGAATAGTATTTTGATGTGTTATTTCATCAATTTTCATTGCCTGTTGCTTTCTTTCCTCTGTTGGTTTGCTTGGAGTGAAGAACACCAAGCCTTATTGTTGCAGTCTTTGTCGTGTACTTTCCGTTTTTCGCTAATACATTCCACAAAGATTTGTGGGTAATGCCGACTACATCAACAGGCAGAATGTCGTATATTGCTAATATGCTGCCAAAATACCAATGGTGCTTATCCTTGTATGGCTCTTTCAGCTCAACGTGAATAACCTTTCTTTGCTGTTTCATACGCTATTTTGTTTTTTATGTGCAAAGGTACTCATTTTGAACTAAAAAGCGATACGAAAAGGCTTACCCTTTAGCGTAGGGCGTTTTTCAAGAACGAGCTTTACAAGTTCCTCACTGTCTATTGGGAACAGTGGGCAATACTTGTAGAACAACGTGCAGATAAAACGCCCATTGAGCATTACATCAAATGTTAGTGTCTTCATCTTTACTAAGTTTACGCATACCATTTGGGTACTTTCTTGTATTCATTTACAACCTGTTTGAAATCATCCTCAAGCTCATTAAGAATGACATCCTCTAATACTCTGTCTGCGTCTGCATGGGCGCACTCTGTATCATCCATATTCTGACATTTTTTCAAACGCTCAATGTACTTTTCAATGTTGTTTTTACTTGCCATAATTTTATATTTCTTTCCTCTTAATAAACATACAATGCGAAACACTAAGTAAGCTATCAGCAAGGTACATATAAATGCGCCCGCTGTGCTTGTGATAGTAATTGTTATATACATCACGCCTCCTTTGGTTTAATGTCTGCCAAATCAAGCCATTTATCAACTGTGCCAATATCTTTGCTATGCCATTTTTCAGTTGCGAAATGGCAAAAGTCCAAACACCCTTGTTTTGTCCGTACAAGGTAAGTGTCGTATCGTGGCGGTCTTTCGCTTACATCATGCCACAAGTTGATTTTGAACCATTCCACACCATGCTTGAAAGCGTTGGCATAATCCCGCTTTTCATTCCAAGTCTGGTTTTTGTGAGTGTGCATGAAAGCAGCCTCTTCTATTTTCTTTTCGTCTATCATTTGTTTTATCCTTTCCTATGATTATTTATAACCATTACCTGTTGCTTAAATGCGTTTGTCGCAACATACGATTGCTTTAACAAGTTTGGATTATCGTATATATTGCCTATAACTTCAATCGGTACGAATGGGGTAAGGTTTGCAAGTCCTGTCTTTGTCTGGATGCAACGTGCCAAGAAAGCCGTGTGTTTCTCGCTCCACTCAATGACATAGGTGTACTTCTTGTTCCCGTCCAAGCGTACCACATCGCCCTCGTACACCTCTGCTTTGAATATGTCGTGCAAACCTGTGGACTGACATATAAAGCGCACTTCAATAGCCTTTGCTTCATACACACCATTACCCATAAATTTAGGGGTTGGGTCGGCAAATATGAATGTGTTGCCACATACAGCGAAACAACCGCCACCATATACCCAATTTGTAGGGATATTGCCCTTTCCTGTGGCTTTGCCACGAAATCGAATACTTCTTTTTTGCATAGTTCTAACCTTTCAGTCTGTTTAAGAATGTTACATAATACTTGTGGTTGATGTACTCGTACTTAAATTCAAGCATATCATCGTCTGATGTATCGCCCATGTCGTTAATTACGATTGTGGGAAAATCGTATGTGCCACTAAATCCGTTGTCGTAGAAATGGCTGTTTAGCACACTTTGATGTTGAACATCCGCATCACAGAAGAAGAAATCAAGGCTTTCTCTGATATGGTCGTTGAGCCATTCTTGGCTTGTCTGTGGGTCTATGTTCACCAACTCATAAAAGAGCTTTGCCTTTGCAGCCATTACCGCCTTGGCTCGCTTTATTTCTTCGTCAATCTGCCTTTCCAATAACTTGCTTGAGGCGAGTGCTGCGCTACTCCGTGTCTTGAAGTATTCACGCTGTGCGGCTCGCATTTGGCTTACCTTGTGAAAGAATGTCTTTTTATCCATTACCATACTTTTTAAGTTCTTCAATTAGTACGTTAGCGTATCTGACAGCTTCCCTTGCATTACCCTCTAAACTTTGATACTCAAACTCAATGCCTGGGTCTGTGCTGCGTTTCTCATTTCCCTCGTCCATATAGATAGCGCAAAGCATATCCTTGGCTATCTCATATCTGCGTTGCTCCCAATCAATCGGCTTATGGGCGGTGGTTGCTGTGCCGTTACGCTTTTCTTTTGTCATTCGTGCCACACATTCTTTGCAACGCCCTTTATAGGACTTTGAAAAAGCGGACAGTGGCAAAGTCTTTCCGCATATCTCACACGTTTTCGTTTCCATTTTGCAATGCTTAATAATATTCTTTGTACCTTTCTATAAACACACTGGCTGCGGTTCTTGCGACATCTGCAATGTACATTGTTTCTGTCTTGTTTTTGTATAAAACGATATTTTTTACAGCAGCACGAAAACCGCAATTGTCGTTGTCTGTATTGAAAGCGACCATCATTCTTGAAAACATATCCTTTGCAAGGTCGTATTTGCGCTGTTCCCAATCAATACCGCTTTGTGGACTTTCTATTATTTCCTCAAAATGATTGTATCTATTAAGGTCGGTGTGGTGAAACTCACCTTTGCTGTCGTAGTAGTCTGTGTAAGTTCCATTCGCACCCAAAGAAACAACATTCACAATCTCGCCTGTGTCCGTTCTTTTGAATTTTGCCATATCATTACATTTGAATTGTTCCTATTTCCTTTGTGCCACGGTATAGTATTACACTATACTTTGTTTCTTCACCAAGTGAATTGTCTTTCAGTGGCTCAATGTCGCTGTCTGTTACAGGCTTGCCATTGCGTAGTATCTGGCTCCAAAGGCTATGCTTTAACAAGCCTGTCTTGTTCTCTTGTGAGGGCAAGTTCGTGAAGAACTCTTGCACTGCTTCTTTCATCGCATCATACACTATGCCATCTGTCAGTTTCACTGTTACCGTTATCTCCATAGCTTAATCTGTTAAGTGGTAGAAGTAATCAGCTTGCTCACCTTGCAAGTTTTCTAATGCGTAGTCGTTGGCTTTGTTCCAAAGCTCATTGTAAAGAGAGGCTTTCTCGTTTTCTTCTTCTGTGCCTTTTTCTACATAGTGGTGGAATATCTTGTGATTGAGCACAAGCACAAGTTCTGTGAGGTACTTGTAATTGTCTTTCCACGCATCAAAGGCATGGTTGAACGTGTCTTGAATGGCTTGCAAGCCGTATGTGTCGGCAATGGAGAAATCTTGCCAAAATGTAGTGAAAGGCTTATAGCCTGTTTCTTCTTCAATGTCCCACTTGGGGATTTTGATTGCTAATGTTCCCATATCTGTATGTTTTAGTTGTTGTTACCAAATTTCAATCGGTTTGGGGTATTCTCTTTTCTCTACGATTGCAGCCGCTTTCTTTAAGGCTCTGCCAAATGTCTTGTAGTACCCGAACACCCATTGCTCCCCATCGTGTCCGTTGGGGTTGTTTATATACACCATGTACTTATTTTCTGTCAGTTGGTCTATGCAAACAAACTCATATTTGTTTATATAGACCGTACCCGAAAAGTAGTGTGCCTCTTCGTTGTCGCTTTGGTGTGTCGTTACACCTTGCACCCCTTTGAAGTGCTTGGAAAACTCCATGCACTTAGGGGTATAGTTTGAAATTGCCATATCACTTTGCTTTTGCTGCGTCAATGGTTTGCTGCCAGTATGCAGTCCATTTCTGCATTGTTGCTATATCGAAATCGTCAATGTCGTAAACCGTGGATGTGCGTAATGCGCTACCCTGTTGAAAGTGTCTGTTTCCAAGCACAGCCGAAACGATATTCAGCATTGCTTGCATTTCTTCGATTGTGTATTCCATAACCATTTACTTTTTATTCAAACATTCCTTAACTGCGTATTGGTCTTTGAGCAAGCATTGTGTGGCAGTGTAACCACCTTTGCCATCGCCAAGCACGATGAAGTAATCAACAACAGCATTCCAACGACCACGGAAAATACCCGAAGCCTTGACAGGGGCAATAAAACTGTTATTTGTGGACTCGCTCACCAAAGCACTACTATACTTGCAAATTTCCTCACCTGTGTATTTATTGATAATTGTAATCATGTCGTATGTTGTTTTGTTTGCCCCACTGGTTAGGTGGGGCATTACCTTTGTTATGCTATCTCCAAGTAATTCAGTCCGAATGTGTCCGAACACTCTACGAACTTGCCGAAACGGTCTTTTGTGCAAGCAATACCCTTAATCCATTGCATGACTTGGTAAGAGCCGCATTTGAGAACCTTTGCTATTGCCCAAGTAGTTCTGTCAAGTGCCATGTGCAAATCATTTTCTTTCTGTGCCTTTGCACCAAAGTAAACAAGCAAAGCTCTGATTGCGTTATTCCTTGCTTTCGCCCATGAGCCGTAAAGAAGTGTCATTTGTATTTCTTCGCAAATGTCGGTGCGCTCCTTATTGATAGCCTCGGCTATGTCGGTTAGATATTCGCTTTCTGCTTCTGTGAGGTTGAATTTCTTAACCATTGCTTTAATGTCCTTTGCGTATATTGCTTTCATAAACTTATTTTTTTACTTGGTTTATTATCTGTGTTCCTTAAACACATTGCAAAGATAGCGTGTTTTATTTAATACACCAAATGTTTTGAAGAAAATTTGCCGAAAAAATTTACTTGGTGAATAATTTAACCACCAAAACCCCGAATTTACCAAGTAAAATTTATCTGTGTTGTATGAACACATTATTAAATAAAATGCGTATCTTTGCAAACATAGAATATAAACAACTCCTAATTAGGGGTATAAATCAGTTAAAGTATGAACAAAGAACTTTTTGCAAAAGTCAAAGACAAGTGCAAAGACATGGGACTATCGGAGAAGTGTCTGACAGCGATAACCGAGGCTATGGGTGGCAGCGTGGCAGATGATTCGACCGATACGGACGCAATCGAAAGCACCGCAAACCTAATAGTTTCGGTGGCAACAGCAAGCCAGAGCGAGGCTACAAGGTGGGTGAACAAGGCAAAGGGTACACCGAAACAAAAGACTACCAAAAAGGACGGTGAAGAGGGTAACGCTGATGATGACGACCCGAACAACACCGACCCCAACAAAGATGGTAAGGGTGGCGGTAATGGCAATCCAAGCGAAAGCGAGGCTATCAAGAAACTGCAAGAACAGATTGATGCGCTTAAAGCGGAAAAGAGCAAGGGCGAAAGAACCGCCACAATCAATGCCGCTTTTGAAAAGCACAACATCCCCGCATTTCTCCGTGAAAGGCTCGCAAAGTCCATTTCGGATGATGAAGATGTGGAGGCTGCTGTGTCGGCTCTCAAACAGGATTGCATAACCAACGGTCTTATGTCTGACAGTGCAGATGGTGCAAAGGCAGCAAGCGAAAAGCAAGTTGATGAAGCCGCTGACGCATTGCTGGAGTCTATAACCGCAAAATAACAACAAAAGATGAAACGCAAGACAGCTTCATTTACGGGTATGCGCCCTATCTTTACAGGTAGCCCGTCTATCGTACAGGGTGGTTTCAATCTTGATGTGGAGGGTCAGAAATTCCGTGTGGGTGATGTAGTCCCCGCTGGAACACTCGCCATTTTCAACGAAACCACAAGAAAGGTGCAAGTAATCAAGACTGCAAAGGTCGTGGAGATTGACAACGAGAACAACAAGAAAGTAACGCTCTACATTGATGAGTTCTACGCTCCTTGTTTCGCTGTCGGTGATAGTGTGTTAAAGGCTGGTGCTGTTACAGGCACGTTTGCTTCCGCTCCTACTATTACTGCCATTGACAACGGCAATTGCCTTAACAACACGGGTAGCGTGTATGTCGTTACGCTTAGTGCCGCTATTAGCGGTCTGAAAGCGGGCGATGTGCTTACAGAGGTGGTTAAGGACGGTTCTAACAATGCCGCAGAACGTGGCAAGGCTAACTCTGTATTATTCAAAGAATATGAGGTTGGCGAGTTTGAAACAGCCGTTGATGTGTCGGCAGACACAATGCAATACGCATTGTATGAAAGGCGAGTGCCTCCCATTCCGACCTCACAGAAAGACAGCACGGGAATGTTCCTGTCTGCCAATCCTCACGTTAAACTCACGCAGTCGTACTAATCGTTTATTCACTAAAAAGGTAAAAGTACAATGAAATCCATTTTTACAACATTCACTGGCTTGCACAAGAACGGTGCGCCATTGGATTTATTGGCAACATGGAGAAAGACCTTTGACAAAGCCTCTGAAAAGGAAGTATCGCTTTTTCAGAAGATGTACTCCGATGGTTGGTTTACCTACAACACGCCTCAGATGTCATTGACAGCCGAGGCTATCGTGGGCAAGTATAACATTCGTTTCATGGCTACTCTGTTGGCTGACGAATCACCCTCACCATTGCGCAGAACTGACGGCTTTGACGTATGGACTAAGGAAATTCCCCGTGTCGGTCACAAGTTTGTTATGTTTGCCCGTGACTATCGCAAGTTACAGGAAGTTTACGAAAACCCTCGCCTCAAGGAGGCTGACAAGGTTAAGCAGATTGAAAAGACCCTTACACATGACATTCAAGACGCATATCTTGGTTGCAAGGATGTAATGGACTTTATCTGTCTTATGGCTTTCTCCAATTGGGGTGTGGCGCAGTTCAAGTCAGAAATCAACAATCCGGGCGGTCGCTCATACGAGGTTGATTACAGCATGGATGAGCAGAACAAGTTGGTAAGCGTATGCAACTGGACTACTGCAAACACCAAGGCTGGCAAGCTCATTCCTATTCTGTGGCTTTCTGCCCTTTGCTCTGATTTGCGTGACCGTGGCATTGAGCCGGGCGAAATCCTCATGTCGCAAGAGCTTTACACTTGGTTGCGCATGGATGCAACCACACGTTTGCTTGCTCATGGCACAGACAAACAGGCACAGGTCGTAACTTCGTCTGAACTTTCCGCATTGCTCACTGAAAACGAGATACCGCCTATTACGGTTATCAAGCGCAAGATGGGCGTGGATAAGGATGGTAAGCGTAACACCATACAGCCGTGGAATCCTAACTTTATTGCTATCAAGCCCGCTGGTGTCATTGGTGAGATACAGCCCGCCATTGAAGACAGTGAGCTTATCGAGGAAGACAACGTGGACTACATCAATGCTGGCAATGGTATTCGCATTTCCAAGTGGCGCACGGGTGCATCTACGGGACAGACCGCTGGCGAGTACACAGAGGGTGCAGCTCGTCTGTTGCCACTCATTACAGAGATGGGACAGATTGTATGCGCACAGGTGCGTGGATTTGATGAGAAAGAGGTAAAAGCCGATGCAAACGGTGTTGTGCCTTACTATATCACCAAGTCGGCATACGATGCAAACTCTACCCTTGTTTCACTCTAAACCTTTCGTGTATGGAACTGAAAGTTATCAAACCATTTCACGGCAAGGTGGAAGACAAGGTTATGGATAAAGGCGAATTGATACACTCTACTGATGTGGGGCGTATCAACGCCCTTGTTGGCGGTGGCTATTGCGCCATTGTTTCCCTGTCAGATGTGCCTAACGAGAATGACAACAACGCTAATGATGATAATGCACACAAAGATGATGCAAATGTTGTCAAAGGTGTTGTAGATTTTAACGGTAAGGTTTATCCGCTTGACACATTGAAAGAGGGTCTTACACTTATCGGTGTAAACCTTGCATCCAACGTAAAAGAACGTGGTGTTGCAAACGCTCTCGGCAAGCTGACAGAGGAACAGGCACAAAAACTTGCCGAATACCTTAACGAGAATGACAACAACATAACAGAGTAACAGTATATGGAACTAACGAAATTCCAAGCACTGACCGCTGAAATTGAGCCTTATGTGCCAAGCAAGCTGTCTATGGTGAAAGCCTTATCCGATGTTGGAGTAAGCGACACAGAAACGCCCTACGACCCCACAACGGATAAAAGGATTGTCGCACAAGCAGCCGTAAAGGTGTTATCCCAAATGGTGGTGCTTAGTAGCGATAGCCTCGGAAAATCCTCACAAGGCTACAACGTGGATATGTTGCGAAAGCGCATCAAGGCTATTTGCAGTGAGAACGGTTTGGACTTGGAGAATTTCGATGAAGTGCCAACAATTACTGACGGCTCTAATCTGTGGTAACTATGAGAATAAACGGAACTTTTGAATACAAGCCGATTGGGAACGTGCAGACAGACCCGACAACAGGCTTTGTTGTCAGTGCTGACGATACACCCTTTTTGAAAGGCTGTGAATGTCAGATTGACAAATCAATCCCCGCAAAGCAAGTCGTTGGCACGGACGGACAGACATACGCCTACAACTATGATGTGTTTATCCCTAAATACTTCAATGGTGAGTTGGCTATCGGATGCACCGTGCGAGTAACAAGCGAAAGCGGAACGATTGACGAATTTTCCGTGTTGGGCATTGATGATATGAACCGCAAATATATTGAGATATGGGGATAACTCCGATGTTTGGTGATGATGCAATAGGCGCACAAGTCCGATTGTTCCAAAAACGATTGGAGCAAGCAGCCTTATTCCTGTTGAAAGACTTGGGGGAAGAACTCACCAAGTATGCTAAGGATAAGCATAATTACACAGACAGGACAGGAAACCTCACCAACTCAATAGGCTACGCAATAGTGCGAGGTAGTGATATAGTTTTCTTTGGTGGTGCAGTCCAACAGGGAGAGGGCGCAGACAATGCGCTAAAGGTGGCTATGAAAATGGCTGAAAACCTTACAAACTCTTTCACACTTATCATTGTGGCTGGTATGAACTATGCCGCCTATGTCGAAGCGAAAGGTTACAATGTCATTCTGCCCGCAGAACTCAAAGCGAGAACAGACTTTCCAAAAGCGATGCAAATGCTCATGGATAAAGCGAAAAGAAAAGCAGATGAACTATTTGGCAATGTATTATGATAACGACAGAAGAAATTGCAATAAGGGTGCGCCAAATGCTGATTGACGGCATGGGGATAAACACCGACTATGCAGAAAATCCCGACTACCAAAGAAAGGACTACTCCAAGGAGGGCATTATTATAGTGCCAAGGTCTATTGATGGCGAGGGGTCTGTGCGTAATGGTAGTATCAATGTCAATATTCATGTGCCAGACATTCCGCAAGGCGTAGGATGTGGCAAGGCTCTTTTCTATACCAATTTTGCAAGGCTCATTGAGTTGCGCAAAAAGGCAATGGAGATACTGCAAAACCATTATGAGCATGGTTGCGGCTACAATTGGGTGATTGGTCTTATCAATCCACCTATGCAAGAGCCAAACCACAATGAGCATTTTGTGTCGTTTTCCTTGGATATTGTTGTCAGAGAGAAGAAGTCGAACAATTAAATTTTATAAGTTATGCCAATACTTTCTACAATGGGGTTAAAGAAAATCTATATTGCCCCAGCAGGAACAACAGCAGGTGTCATGCCCGCAAACGGCAACACTTGGCTTGATTTGGGCGATGTGTACCAAGACACTTGTACGTTGAAAGACGATGATGTGGAAACCACGGAACACAAGTCTGAAACCTCAAACAAGGTGATTACCCTTATGGGCGATTACGTTACTACCGTTGAGCTTACGCTCATGGACCCGGATATGGACTTGATGGCACGTTATTTCGGTGGCACGGTGTCGGGTACAAAGCCAAAGCGTAAATGGTTGCGTCCACGCAAGCCTGTTTACACGGAATGGGCAATATGGCTTCAGCCAGAGGAGGGCTTGTTTGTGGGCTGTCCTAACGCTTGCATCATTCCCTCTTTTGAGATTACCTATTCTTCAAAGGGTATCTGCCTTGTGCCGATGAAAATCAAGTTCCAAGACCAGCTAATGGTTGATGAAACTATGACAGACCCGACAAAGGCGGGATAACCTCGTAACAACTTACCAATTCAAGCCTCCTTTCCCTAAAATGGTTAGGGGGCTTGTTTACTTTACAACGATATGGAAGACAATCAAGAACAGAAAGAATTGACAAGAGAGCAGCGTTTGGACTTAGAGGAAAAGGCTTTGCAAGCCCTGTTGCAGATGGGTTGCAAGTTCTCTGTGCCTTTGAAGATTTACCCAGTAAAGCCGTCCAAATGGTACAATTTCCTTAAACGTACATTCCCAAAACGCACAAAGGTTTGGCACGACAAGCGTATTCCTAAAAGTTGGAATGTGTCGGTCGTGGAAATACCAGATGTAGAAACGGAACGCATGAAAGAAGTGTATATGCGCCATTTCAACATAAAGCCTTTGTATCTTGGAACAATAGACCGATTGCGCCAGATGTATATAGGCATTGAGTATGACGAAAAGACCATACAGGAACAGCCGATACAGGAAAGCAAGCGACTATTCAAGTATATAAAGCAGATGGCAGAGATTGCAGCCGTTGCGGTTCTCAACAATCCCTCCGTTGTCGACAAAGACAGCAAGACGGTAAAAGAGCTAACCAAGTTCTTCATAGAACATCTTACAGTGGAGCGTTTGCGCAAGCTCGCAGCCGTTATTAGTCAGATGATGAACCCAGCGGGTTTTACCAGCTCTATTCGATTGATACGGGAAGTAGGAACGACCAAACCGAAAACCGAACCCGAAGCACAGCGGATAGAGTAACAGGACTTAACAGTCCTTGGGGTAATCGTGGCGAACTCATGCGTAGTTATGGTTGGTCTTATGATTACTTGCTTTGGGGCATTTCGTGGCTCAATGTGCAACTGATGATTGCGGATGCACCACGCACAAAGGAATTGCCAACAGACGAAAACGGCAATGTCATTGATGAAAGTAAGATTGAACACCACGAATTGAAAACGAAAGAAGATATTAAGAACTATATCAAAGGAATGTTATAAATGGAGAATATAGGCGGTGGATTAGGCTTTAAGGCTACACTTGACATAGACGATTTCAACGTGTCGGCAGCGACAATGGAACGGCACATAAAGGACTTTTCCAACACGGCAGCACAAGAGGCAGCAGCCGTTGAGGATTCCTTTCAGCAGATGGCAGAAAAGGCGGGGCAATATATAACCTACTATCTTGTGGGACAGGGTATGAATAACCTTGTCAGTAGCATTGTGTCCGTTAGAGGTCAGTTCCAACAGTTAGAGATTGCCTTTGGTACGATGTTAGGCAGTGAGGAAAAAGCCACTGCCTTAATGCAGCAGATGGTTAATACGGCTGCAAAAACGCCTTTCGACCTCATGGGCGTAGCCGAGGGTGCAAAACAGCTCTTGGCTTATGGCGTTAGTGCCGAAAAGGTGAATGATACGCTTGTGCGCCTTGGTAACATTGCAAGTGGTCTTTCCATTCCGCTTAATGATATAGTCTATCTGTATGGTACTACTATGGTACAGGGTCGTTTGTACGCCCAAGATGTAAGACAGTTCACGGGTAGAGGTATTCCACTTGTGAAAGAGCTTGCCGAAAAGTACCACACAACAGCCGAGGGCATTAACGAAATGGTTTCGGCTGGAAAGATTGGATTCCCCGATGTTGAGGAAGTCCTTAACAAAATGACTAATGCGGGCGGTAAATTCTATCAGCTCATGGAGAAACAAAGTTCTTCACTGACAGGACAGATTGCCAACTTGCAAGACGCATGGGATAGTGCGCTCAATAGTTTAGGCGAGAAATCCGAGGGGGCATTGTCGGCTGGAATACAAAGTGCAACATACCTTGTAGAACACATGGATGATGTTGTGCGCATACTCAAATCAGTTGCTATTGCCTATGGCTCTGTCAAAGCAGCCACCGTTCTTGCAAGTGTAGCCACCAAGGGTTACACGGGAATTGCCGTACTTGACAATGCGGCACGGACTGCCAAACTTGCATTGATGAAAGCCGAAGCCATACTGACAGGCGAGGTGTCAAATCAAAAAAAGGCTATGGCAGCAGCCGAGAAAGCCAATTATGATGCACTTGTAACAACACTGACAGCCGAAGAACAGTCTGCGGTAGTGAAACAAATGCGCATAGCAGCCATTCAGAGCCTACTGACAGCACAACAGCAAGAATATCTTGCCAACCTCAATTTAACCGCTTCAAGCAGCGGATATGAGGCGGCTGCTATGGGCGTTATGACAGCAGAACAACGCTTGGCTTTGTCAAAGCAGAACCTTACAGCAAAGAGTGCGGTTTATAGAGCAGCAATCGTTCAAGAGGCACAGGCTAAAATGGCGAACCAAACACAAACGATTGAAGCTATGCGCTCTGATGTAAAGGCGGCAGCTCGTAGTGTGGAAGCTGCAAAAGCCAAAGCCATTGCAGCTACACAAGCAACAGAAGCAGCAAGATACGAGGTGTATTGGGCGCAACAGTCTGGTGATGCAACCGCCATAGCAAGCGCACAAAAGAAACTTGAGGCGGCAACAGATACCCAATCCGCAGCAAGAAAGGCGGCTCTTTCTGCACAGACTGACTTTTACACAAAGAAGAAGCAACTTGAAACATTAGCAACACAACAAGCAAGAACGGCATCTATTGCCGATACAGGCGCAAAGGCAGCACAGACGGCAGCGACAAATATTCTTTCCGTTGCGACAGGAAAGCTAATGGCTGGTTTAAAAGCTCTTTGGGCAACAATGGCTGCAAATCCATTCGGTGCAATTCTTTCCATTATTGGGCTTGTGTATAGTGCCTTTACAATGTTTAGCGATAGCACAGATGATGCAACAGAAAGTATGAATAAGTTTGGTGACACGGGCGAAAAACAGCTTGCAAACTTGGAGGTGCTTCATTCCGTACTTATGAACACAACAAAGGGAACAGGTGCATATAAAAAAGCATTTGATGAACTGAATGAGAAGCTAAAAGAACACAACTTAGCGACTCTTGACAATAACGCAAGCGTTAATGATATAACAGCGGCTTATAATCGTCTTACTGATGCGATAAAAGCAAACAATGCTGAAACAGCCCGTGCAAATGCGCTTGACGATACCAAAGAAGGATATGCAAACTCCTTGGATAATTTGCGCAAGACCACGCTTGAAGAGTTAAAAGAGGCACATCATTATAATTGGAGTGACATATTAGGCATGGGCTGGAGTAGTGACAGTAAGGATATTCAAGAAATTGCCACACCTCTTACCACGCAAATTAACCAAGTTATAGAAGATGCCTTGCCTAAGATGGTGAAACTTGATGATGCAAAAAAGGCAGAAGCAAAAGAACAACTTAGGCAACAAATAACCGATATTCTGAAAGATGCGGGGGTTGATGAAGACCATGCTAAATTTATAACCAAGTACGATTGGCTTACGGACACATTCAAAGATGTATTTTCTGGTGACGGCGGTATAATAGACCAAGCAATAAAGGCAAGAGAAGCATTTGAAAGTCAAACAGATGCGGCAAATAAAGCTGCTGATTCTTATAAGCGAATGGGCGATAATGCACAAGATACTGCACCAAAGGTTAATGTTGCGACACTTAGTCTTGATGAACTCCACGATATTGCAAGCAAGCTGGATGGAAAAGAAGTAACGATTGATTGCAAGACCTATGGCTTTGAAAATGCGCTTTCCTTGTTGAAAGCGGTAAATGACGAAATTGCCAAGCATCAAAATGACCTCAATACAGAAAGTGGTATTAGTGCAGAAATTCAAAAGCTAAAACAGCTTAGGAGTGAGGCACAACTTGGCAGCAAGGCTTGGAAAGATTACAACAATCAGATAAAAAGTTTACAGACACGCTTAGATAATGCCACAGGAAAAGGCAAGAAAGGAAGTGGTGGCGGTGGTCGTAGTCATGGTGGTGCAAATGACGCACAACGTAATGCAGAAAATCTGAAACAAAAGCAACTTGAAGCGGAAAAGCGACTTGAAGAGGCGAGGATTGCTGTCATGGAGGAAGGCTACGAGAAACGCAAGGCTCAACTCGAATTGCAGCATAAGCAATCTCTCCAACAGATAGACAAAGAAGAAAAGGAACTTGCAGAGGCTCGTAAGAAAGCTGGCAAAAAGGGTCTTACATCTGACGAAAAGGCAAATTTCCAAGAAAGGCGCAATCTTGAAAACACAAGTTACGCCCAATCGCAGAACAAACTGTTTGAGGGTGAACTTGACTACAAGAAAAAGCAGTATCAGCTATATCTCCGTTGGGTGCAGAATATGGGTAAGGAAGTAGCCGACAAGCAGTTTGAAAAGTTGCTGACGGATGGCAATTCATACAAGCAATATGTTGAAAATGAAATTGCCAAACTTGAAGAAAAGCGGAATGGTGGTACTAAGCTAACTGAGGGTGAGGGTAATTACCTTATCTCGCTAACAACCCAACGTGACGAGTTGAATGGTGAAAAATCAGCACTTGAAAAGTTCAAGCAGCAAGTGAGCGAAAGCATTAGTCAGTGCCAAACCCTTGCAGAAAAAATTGAAGCCGTAGCAAAAGCCAAGGAAAAGTTGGAGAATGGAGAAAGCGGTATTGTCAGCACTGATGAACGAGCCGAGGCAAGTCTTAGCTTGTCGCAACAGGACGCAGAACTGCAAAAGGAACTCCAAAACACCGTGCTTAACGATTACCGCACCTTTGAGGAACAAAGGCAGTCTATCACCACACAGTACGCTTTACTTCGCACCCAAGCCGAGAAAATGGGTGATGCGGAGCGTCTGGCGCAAATCAACAAAGCAGAGCAAGAGGCATTGTCAGCTCTCAATATGTCATTCTTACAACAGTCTGAAAGTTGGAAGAACCTCTTTACAGATATTGACACGCTTACTGTCGCTCAAATACAAAAGCTGATAAGCGATATACAGAAACAACTCAATGCTGGCAACCTCAAACTAAGCCCTGTTGATTACAAGGCTGTTATTGATAGTCTGAATCAAGCCAAGAACCGTATTCAAGAGCTTAACCCGTTCAAGGCACTTGGCACATTCTTCAATGATTATCTGTCAGCTAAGAAGAAACTAAGGAAAGCCGAGGCAGACCTTGCAAGTGGCAAGGGTACACAAAAGAGTGTTGATGAAGCCAAGAAAGATGTCAAGTCGGCAGCACAAGGCATTACCAACTCCATTCAGAAAGTAACGAGCATAAGCACGGATTGCGCCTCGTCCTTGCAATCAATGTTTGATGCGTTGGGCATGGATGGTGTGGCTGACGGATTGGGGACTGCAATAGACCTCATGGGGCAGTTGGGCAATGCTGCTGCTTCTGTCGGCAAGTTTATGAGCGGTGACATATTGGGTGGCATAACGGGCATGGTTTCCTCTATTACTTCTGTGGTTGGAATATTTGCAAAGTTGCACGATAAAAAGTACGAAAAGCGAATACAGAACCTACAAAAGCAGATAGACAACTTGCAAACAGCCTACTCACGTTTGGAGCGAGCTTTCAACAATACATATTGGGTATTCAATGATGAGCAACGCCAAGGCTACGAAAAGAATATACAGGCTATCAAAGACCAAATCGCAGCGTTGGAGAAACAACGTGAGGTAGCAAAGAAATCGTGGGACTTCGCACAGTATGCCAAGCTGACCACACAGATAAAGCAGCTCAATGCGCAACTTAACAAAGCAAAAGAGGGCGGTGATATGCTTGCTTTGTGGCAATCGCAAAAGGAATCATTGCGAGAGCAACAGGAACTTATGCGCCAACAGATACAGGCAGAAAAGAGCAAGAAGAAAACCGATAACAACAAAATCAAAGAATGGGAAAATCAAATTGAGGAAATAAATCAGCAAATCGAGGATTTAGACCAACAGATGATGGAAACATTCGCTGGCACTGATGTAAAGAGTGCCATTGATGAGTTTGCGGATGCAATAGTGGATGCGTATTGCTCTGGTGAGGATGCGGCAAAGGCTTTGGGAGAAACGACAAAGAAAGTGCTTAAAAACGCTGTCGTAGAAGCCCTCAAGCGAAATTTCCTTGCTAAAGGTATCAATGATGCGGTTGAAGACTTGGGCAAGGCGATGGAAGATGGAGTTTTGACAGACGAGGAAAAGAAAGAGTTTGAACGCCAAGTCAACGCAGCGGGCGAGAAATTCAAGCAAGGCTTGGAAGCTGTGGGCGATTGGATAAAAGATGTTGATGATGCGACAAGCGACCCACTGACGGGAGCCGTTACCTCAATGAGTGAGGAAACAGGCGGTGTGGTTGCTGGTAGGCTCAACGCTTTCATCATTAACCAAGGTGAACAGACAAGCATAATGCGTGAACAGTTGTTGCAACAGTCGGAGATAGCGAGAAACACGGCTTTGTCGGCTGAACGACTGCAAAACATTGAAAGCACGCTTAAACGCATAGAAACAAAGGACAATTCATTACTATCACAAGGCATTTCGTAATATGGAACTGGTAGAACAACTTAGAAAGGATGGCACAGAGAAAGGTCTGTGCCGCCTTTGGCAGATGAAATTGAGAGGCAACTTAGACACAGAGGCATTGGTAAAGCTCTACATCAAGGGCATTGACTTTTGCATTTGTGAGGATTACCCCACGCTTGACTTTCTTAGGACGCATTTTAAGGGCAACAGCGAGCCTTACGGTGTCTATATTGATGAAGATATGCCCACACTCGCAAACAAGGCTGATTTGGTGCTTAATGGTGCTTGTAGGGGTATGTTGGAGTATGGCGAGTATAGCGTTTCACGCCTGTATGTACGCCACACAAGCGAGATAGCCGTAAATGTTTCAGACCATGCCATTTTGACAATAGATTTGTTCGACAACTCCAAGTTACACCTGTCGGTGGTCGGTGATGATGCAAGCATTATCCTCAATGTGTATGGCAGCACTCCACAAATAGACTTCGTGGACGGTGAAAAGCCTAATTGTGTAATCGTGAACTATAACAATAAAACTACATACTGATATGGTAGATAAGAACTTGATACTTTACTTGCCATTTGACGACCCCGATGGCAATAAGGCTTACGACTATTCGGCAAGCCGTGCTGATGCGACACTTTCAGATGGTGCTGCATTTACCAAGACCGCCAAGACAGGCAAGGCTCTTGCGCTGAATGGCGGTGAGTGTCTGACAACGAGAGCTATTCCTTTTAGCGGAAACTTCACGGTGTCATTCTATGTAATGACAACACAAAGCCGTATCGGTTGGGTGGTGAATTTACTTGGTGTAGATAACTATCGTGAACAATGGATTGATGTTGTGCCAAAGCAATGGTACTTTGTCGCATTTGTCCGTGACAGTGATACATTGAGCGTATATCTGGACGGAGAACGTGTAAGCATTGTTTTTCTTGGTGGTGGCACTCCACAGGGTTTGAGCCTTTGCACGGACGAGCTGCTTACAACGACTGCAAGCATTGACGAGTTGAAAGTGTACAATGTGGCAAAGACGGAAAAAGAGCTGTTGGAGATACAGGCAGACAACGATGTGGAATACTACATTGATGGTGTGAATTTCAAGGACTATGGCGTGTATGTGTCTGGCTCTACTGGCTTGGTAGGTCGGCTTGCACAGAAAGACGCATTGCAAGTGGATTGGGACAACTACCACGGCATTGTGCGTGACAGGAACAGAAAACGCTACAAGGAGCGCACCATTACGCTTGACTGTTTCCTTGAGGCGAGCGGTCGCAGTGCATTCGTGGAATGGACTAACCGCTTCATGTCATTGTTCGATGGGGACGGCACACACCGTTTGACCGTGGAGTATGACGGAAAGGCAAAGCCATTGGTCTATGAGGTAGGCTTGTACGATGAAACGGATGTTACAAAGACATGGGGGCAGTACAACAATGAGCTTATGGTCGGCACGTTTAAGATGAAACTCATAGAAGATGAACCCGTAAAGCGAGTGTTGCGCCACATATCGGCAAGCGACAACTCCAAGACAACAATAAAGGTTACATCCACAAAGTTGCTCAACATCTATTGGGGGGACGGAACACACACATTTAATGTGAGTGGCAACGAAACAACCGTAGAACACATCTACACACTTGCTGGCGAGTATGACATCATTGTTGCTGGCGTGATTGAAGATATTGAAAGTTTTGAAACAAACGATATTGTAGTATGGGAATTACTCAAATAACAAAGCGCAATGGCGAAACAATACAGCTCAACACCAACGAGCCGTTTTGTTTCGTCAAAGAGGCTACGCTCACAAGTTCCTTGATGGGCGATGATTACATTTCGCTCAAAATAGTTTCTGCCAATTGGTTGTCATTCGCCAAAGGTGATAAGATAACAGTTGGTGGCAAGGAATATAGTATCAGAGCCACAACGACCCGTGAGGTTGTTTCGGAAGGTTACTACAACTATGAGCCTGTTTTCTATGGCGTGATGTACGACCTTATGAAAACAATCTACCGCAATTGCGACAAGTACGGCAAGAGCGACAAAAGCACGTTTGACTTGACCTATACAATCAAGGAATTTGTGCAAGTCCTTATCTACAACATGGAAAGGGATTATCCGGGGTTGTGGAAGTTCGATGTGGATAATTGCCCCGACACGGAGGCTAAGACTATTCAGTTTTCGGGGGTGAACTGCTTGCAAGCATTGCAGACCCTTTGCAACAGCGAACAGTTCAACTTGGAATTTCAGATAACCCAAGACAAGGGTGTGCGTACTATCCACATAGGCAAGTTCGGCAAGCGTATCAATCCGCCAAGTGGTGCTGATTTCTTTGAATGGGGCAAGGGTAACGGATTGTACAACCTCAAAGAACAGAAGATAGACGATAAGGCTATTATAACCCGTCTGTGGGCAGAGGGTGGCACAACCAACATTCGGAGCAATTACAGGGACTATTCGGAGCGACTGCAATTGCCATACCCACAGCGAAAGAACCAGTACGAGCATACCCTTTCAGACGGAACGGTTGTAAAGGTGGGTACTGAAACAATCGGCATTGCTGACGATGCAAAACGCTACATTGAGGATGCAGAACTTCGTGATAAGATAGGCAGTGAGGAAGATGTAAAGACCTACGATAACATCTACCCCACACGCACGGGAACCGTTACGGCTGTTGTGGCTGATGATATTTGCGCTTTCATTGATGATACAATGGACTTCGACCTTAACAAGAAAGACGATAAAGGCACGGTGTACCTTGTGGACGGAACGAGCGCAAAGATAACATTCACTTCTGGGCGGTTGGCTGGGCAACAGTTTGAGCTTGAGGCGAAAGGTGGCTACAACCACGAAACAAAGAAATTCCGCATTATCCCATTCACGGATAATAGAGGTTTGACCATTCCCTCCACTGAAACACAGGACGCTTACAAAATTGAGGTCGGAAACACCTACAAGATAACCGACATATATCTGCCCGAAAGCTACGAGCAAAAGGCAGAAGAGGCGTTGTGGTATGCTGCAATGGAAGATTTCAAGACAGCGACACAGGCAAAGGCTCAATACACGCTGACATTGGATAGGCTCTACTTTCTCCAAGAACTAAGCCGTGATACCGATACAAGCGTGTTTGAGGTGGGCGATTATGTGCCTGTTAAGGACACACGTTTTGGCATTGAGAAACAAATGCGCATACAGAAAGTAACACGCAACCTTTTGTTGGAACAGGACTACCAAATCACTTTGGCAGACACAACAGCCGTGTCTATACAGACGCAAACCGTGCTTACTGTCATTGAGCATGAAAACATCATAAACAACAACCGCCTCCGTGATTTGAATAAAGCAAGGCGAGGATGGAGAACCACAGAGGATTTGCGTAACATGGTCTATGACACGGACGGATATTTTGACACGGACAACATCAAGCCAAACTCCATTGACACAAATATGCTGACTGTTGGAGCAAAGAGCCAACAGTTTGTTTTGTCGGGATGTGTGTTGCAAGCCAACTTTGGGGGCAATCCGAATATGTTTGTCGCAACGGCTGGCATACTCTCGCACCTCACCATTGACAACGACAAGATTAGGAACTGGCAGATGAATGAAGCCTCGTTCAAACTGCAAAGCACAGGCGGTTACTATCTGTTTGCCAAGTGTTCAAAGAGCGGTGAAAACGGTGTGTGGTATCTTACCCAAGAGCAATTGAAGTTTGAGCCTACGAGCGACCCCAACAATTACTATTTCCAAGTTGGCATAGTATCAAGCCTGTATGCAGATGATAATTTCAGAGATTTTCAGACCACATACGGCTTTACTCGCATCAATGGCAACACTATTACGACAGGGCGCATCATAACGAGTGATGGCGAGTGCTACTTGGATTTGGACGGAAACAAGTTCCGCATTGGGGACAGCACAAGTTCTATTGATTGGAACGTGTCGGCAAAAAGCCGTCTGACATTGAAGAATGTTAGCGTGGCAAGTGGCAGCGGTGATGTCGTGCCGTTGGGCGTTTATCGTGGAGTATGGAATAAGGATTACATCTACTACACAGGCGATGAAGTGGCTTATACAAGCAATGGTGCAACGTGTACCTACCGCTACATACACCCTACACCCACCAAGGGCAACTTGCCAACCAATTCTACTTATTGGGAGGTTGTGGCGCAAGGTGCTGATGGTATCAGTGGAAACAATGGCGATTGGGTGAGCTTTGTTTTCAAGCATAGCGAAACGAAACCCGCAACACCCACATCTACTGCACCTATCCCCGATGGCTGGAGCGACACGCCAAGCGCAACAGGCAAGTGGTGGATGTCAAAGGCTACTATCAACGGTGTAACTGGAAAGGCTGGCAAATGGAGCGAGCCTGTGCAAACTACGGCAGAGGATGGAGTGGACGGTGCTTATACTGATTTCAAGTATGCCAAGAACACATCAAGCACATCATTTCCCGCAATCACTGTGAGCGACCGCAACCCAAGCGGATGGAGTGACGAACCGCCTACACTTGCAACAGGCGAATATTTGTGGATGTCACAAGCGGAAATAAATGCCGATGGAACGCTCAAAACAAATTGGAGTACGCCTGTAAGAATTTCGGGTGAGAAAGGCAACAGTGGAAACAATGGCTCTGTGTTCTATTTCATCTACACGCTTGCATCCACAACACCAAGCACACCTACATTCACCACACCCTCTGCCTTGGTAGGGCAAACGATATGGACTATCAAGCCGCCAACACCGACAGATACGCTATATCTGTATATGTCGCAAGCCATATACAACCCGAATACAGGGCGGTTTGGCTCATGGACTGCACCAATACGCATATCTGGCAAGGATGGTCAAAAGGGTGCTGACGGTACAGATATAGAGTTTATCTATTTGCGCAATACAGGCAGTACACCAAGTAAACCAACATCCGTAAACACTGATGATTATATGCCGAGCGGTTGGACTGATAACCCACAAGGAATAACCGAAACGTACAAATACGAGTGGGTATGTGTCAGAACCAAGCCAAGCGGTACTGATACTTGGTCGGCTTTCAGTACGCCTGTCATTTGGGCGAAATGGGGCGATAAGGGTACGGATGGAGATGGCACTGAATATGTATTCAAGCGTACAGAGGTGGAAACAGCACCCGATGCAATTTTGGTTAGTTCTACTGCTGACGGATATGTGCCTACGGGTTGGACTGATGAACCAAGCGGTGTGTCGGCAGGCTATCCTTTTGAATGGGTATCTATAAGGCACAAGACAAATGGCAAATGGGGGGCTTTCTCCGAGCCTACCTTGTGGAACAATTACGTTGTATGGAATCCCAATCTGCTTGAACAGACAGAGTTTGAAAGCATGGACAGGCTGGATAAATGGGATGTCGTTTCTCGCAATAATGGTGGTAGTGGCATAGATACAAGCGTTACCCACATCAATACAAGCGGTGTGGACGGGCATAATTGTTTCTATGATGCAAACAACAAGCGAGAGGATGAAAGCGTGTACAAAGAAGTGTTGCGCCAAGTGTTGCAGTCCTCGACCGTTAAGAAGTTAAAGGCTTCGACATGGTACACCCTTTCGTTTTGGGCAAAGTGTGGAACTAACACATTGACCGTAAACGAAACAAGTAGCGCATGCGGATTTGCACAGCGCACATTGTATCTAAGAAGTGGGCATAAGTACACATTTTCATTCAATGGACGCATTGATGCACAAGCGAAATCGGACGGAAAGGAATTAAGGTGCTTTATATGGCAAGACGGATGGAAATGGCAAAAGGCAATTTCTGTCAGCAATACTTATAACACGACAGCCTCCATTTCGTTTGACGATGTACCCGCAGATGGTGTGTATCATTTTGCGGCATACTTGTATGACAGTACAGACCCACGCACAGGTAAAGCAACCCTTAATTGGGTACGCATACTTGAAACAGGCGGTGCGATATTCAGCACCTATGTATTTCCAAGTGCCATTGATACGAGCAAGGTGTTTGTGGACGGTGTGCAAAATAACAATACAATTGGTGCAGATTGTGCCGTTAATTATCCGACATATACAAGTTGGAAGAAACACACTATAACATTCAAGACAAAATCAAGTTTTGCTGACATTGAATATGTACTATTTCGCTTGCAACCAATCATAATTGAGGGCAACTCGCAATATCTCTATATCTGTATGCCAAAGTTGGAGCTTGGCAAGGTGGCAACTGCCTATGATGCAAATTCAAACGACAATCGCCCCGACTACCAAGAGCACCGCTTTGCCAAGAATGGCTCAACGACAAGTGCGCCAAGTTTGGTTAAGACGGATGCAGAGCCGAGCGGTTGGACAACTACACAGCCGACTGTTGGAACGCTTGAATATCTGTGGATGGTTGTGGCGAAGAAAAGCGCAACGGGTGCGTTGCTCACTAATTGGAGTGAACCTGTGCGTATAACTCCTTATGACGGCAAGGATGGTGAGAATGGCAAAAGTCCAGCTATGGTGTATCGTGGCGTGTATGATAGTAGCAAGACATATTACGGCAATCAGTATCGTGTTGATGCAGTCAAGTACAACGGCATTTATTACATTGCTCGCATTGATGCGGGCGAGTTCTACAATGTCGCTCCAACAAACACATCAAAGTGGAATAACTTTGGTGCGCAGTTTGATAGCATAGCAACGGGATTACTGTTAGCAGAGAACGCAAATATTGCTGGTTGGATATTCAAAAATGGAAAGCTATATTCTCAAAACAATTCATGCTATCTTGATGGTAAAACAGGCGATGTTAATATACAGGGAAACTTTACGGGCAAAATATCAACTGTTGGCAATGGCAATAGAATTGTCATAGACCCGTCATCAAATACAATCATAATGTATAACACGGTGAATAACAATGATGTTGAGGTGTTGAGAATAGAATCAGAAGATATTGGATTTGGCTTGCGAAGACCAAAAATCATTATGAATGAATTGGCAGCTGATACAGGACAAATAATGAATAAAATGGTATTATCTGCTTATGAGTTTGGATGGTATCGTTTGGGTAATGGGAGCGACCTTGTTCCGATGATGGAAATCAAAGGAGGCTGGAGTGGAAAGAAAATAATCCTTTCTGAATATGTGATTGACAGCAGCAAGCCGACAAAAAAAGGACAAATTTACAGAAGCGGTGATACATTAAAAATAGTAACATGATTATGAGTTGGATTACAGAAAGCAACAGACAAAAGCACTTTCTTTATGCCATTCCGTGTGCCTTTCTACTCACGATTTTATTCGTGGGTGGATTGGCTTGTGGTATGGAGTTTAAGGACAGAGCTTATGGTGGTAAATGGGATTGGTTGGACTTGTTAGCCACCATATTAGGCGGTGTTTTGGGGCAAATGCTCCAAATATTGTTGATTTATGGTATAAGGTGTGTTTCTTAGACACATTTTTACTACCTTTGCAGTGTAGATTTACCAAGTAAATTATGGAAGATGTAAGACTGATAGCCAAAGGCAGCATAACCGACCTATCGAAAGGCTTTGCATTGAAAGGTGGTGTGCCGTTCTCCGTGTATGTCCGTAGCAAGGAAAACACGATGTTGAGCGACACACTGCTTGAATGTAGGCTGATAGGTGACAAAGCGGTTGGAGCTTTGCCTGTGCCGATTGGCGACTGGACGCCCGCAATGATAGCGTACATTTCCCCAAACGCTATTGATTTGCAGAAGTATGAGGTATATTGGGGAGCGAGTGAACAACCAAATAAAATTGTATAAGCGCATGGGACTGATTTTAGGCAGCGGTTCAACGAAACCGCAATATCCTTACGATATGTGGTACGGTGTGCAAGGTGACTTGACAAGCAAGGACTACAAGCTCACAAGAGTTGGAAACCTTGACTTGCACCGCACGTTACCCATACAGAAGAAGTTGAGGCGTTTCGTGGAGAACACGGACGGCTCTGTAAAATACTACTTGCACCAAAACGACAGCCGTAAAAAGGATTCGGGCGCAAAGGCTACCATTGACAGCACGGATGGAAACGTGATGTTGGAGAAACCCAAATACTATTTGCGTGTTGAGTTCGAGGGTACAAAGTGGGTGTATGGCATTTCTGAATATCCTTTGCCCGGCTTTGTGGAAATGACACGCAAGACTTGCTCGCCTTGGTGCGCTACCATTGACCGTGACAATAACATTGCCGTGTCTGGCTGTTGGTTGCAATGGAATGGCGATGAACTTTTGCGTGATGATGAGGGTATATTGAAGTTGGCGGACAATGCCGCACGTTTCCGTGGTGGCAACGGCTCTAATTCGGCTTGGGATGGCACTTACCATTCTATGCTTGGTATGCCAAGAACTTCTATCAGCAAGGCTGGAGCAAGACCTTTGTGCAAGAATGGCACTCACCTTGGCGTGTATCGTGTATATACAGAAATAGCATGGTTACAGCGCATAGAGTATGCCTCTTTGCATTGCCAAGACACATACAACGAAACGCTGACCGCTGACGGATTCAGACAGGGCGGTTTGGGCAGTGGTCCCGCTGTTGATGGTAGTCAGTGGAATACATGGGGTGGTTACAATCCATTCGTGCCTTGTGGAGTTACTGCAACGCTCGGAAACAACACAGGGCGCATACCTTATATTATAAAAGGTTGGACGGGTGGCGATAAGACGGTGTATGTAACATCTTACCGTGGACTTGAAGCACCCTTTGAGTATCTTTGGCTGTTGGCTGATGATGTGCTGATACGGCATATCCCCGATACAGAGGGCGGTCGTAGTATCGCTTACCTGTGCCAAGACCCTACAAAGTTCACCTCACATTCTGACAACGCAACAACCGTTCCCGATGGCTATGAAGAAATGTGTGATTTGCCCCGTGATAGTGGCTATATCCTACACTTCGCCATTTCAACGAATGGTATCTGTTTCCCCGATGCAATAGGTGGTAACAGCAATCAAGGTGCTTGTGATTACTACTGGCATCCGGGCAGAACAGCAAGTGGATGGTGGGGTTGCCTCCTGTCTGCTGGTGCGTCTTCTGGTGCGTCTGCGGGTTTCGGTTGTCTGATTGCGCATTCTCGTTCCTCGGACTCGGCTGCGCACAGTGGCTTCCGCTTGTGCCGTTTTTGACAGACTGCAAAAACGGTTCACGGCGCAACGAAAATCGGGGCAAAGTGAGTGAGAGAATAAACAGGAAATATTAAAACAAAATATTTTAAGTGTCGGTAGTTTGGGGTTGCCTCCTGTCTGCTAATGCGAATAATGGTGCGAATGCGGGTTTCGGTTATCTGAATGCGAATAATCGTTCCTCGAACTCGAATGCGAACAGTGGCTTCCGCTTTTACCGTTTGGTTTCAATTGAGAAATAAGATACTGAAGCTGCCGACACTTTACCTCTTGGTAGAAAAATAGTGATTAACACGGTGCGAGTAAGAAAATTGAAAGCTCTGTATTAGACTAACGGCACATATAGTAGATGAACGCAAATACATATTTGTATCAATACTCCGACTTTGAGGATTGCGGTCTTTACATTGGCGATACAGGCAAGCTGGCTTGTTCTCCAAGCAAGAAGTTGAAGAACGTATATCACTTGCTCTACACAAACGAAAACTTGTGTCTGGCTCAATACAATGCACAGCATGGCAAAGGTGAACGCAGTGAGATTAGCGATTTCAACGAGCATATTTGCGAAAGGCTTGATGAATTGTATGAGATGTTGGCGTATGAAACGTATGTACCCGGCAAGTATAAGGAAAGAAAGATACATGACCCCAAGGAACGTGTCTTGATGATTGCGCCATTCTTTCCCGACCGCATCATTCACCATTGCGTGATAAATGTGTTAGGCGAACATTGGACGCATCTATTCATTGAAAACACCTACGCTTGCATCAAAGGGCGTGGTGTACACAAGTGTATGCTTGATGTACGCAGTGCGCTTATGCGTGATAAGAAAGGAACACGCTTTTGTCTGAAAACGGACATCCGCAAGTTCTATGACAACATTGACCATGCCGCATTGAAGATTGTGATAAGGTACACAATAGCGGATATTCAGATGTTGCGCCTGTTAGATAAGATAATTGACAGTAACGGTAAAGACAAGGGGTTGCCGATAGGGAACTACACAAGCCAATACTTAGCCAACTTGTATCTGGCTTTCTTTGACCATTGGGTTAAGGAAGTTCTGGCACCTTACATCCTACGCAGATTTGGAGTGAAACTGTATTATTTCCGCTATATGGATGATATGGTTTTCCTGTGCGAGAGCAAGGAAGCACTGCACTACGTGCTTGACATGACAGGCTTGTATCTCGCTGCCGAGCTGAAAGTGGAGTATAAGGCAAACTGGCAGATATTCCCCGTTGATGATAGAGGCATTGATTATGTCGGCTTTTTGCAGAACCACTACAACGTATTGCTTAGAAAAAGCATATTGTTGAAGTTCTACCGCAAGGCATCCATTATCGCTAAGAAATGTCCTATTAAAGATGAGAGTGATATAAAGCACCTCTTTTCATCTGAATATGGTTGGATAAGCAGATGTAGCGAGGTACACAAAAAGAATGTCTTTAATAAAATTACGAACTATGGACACAAGCATTTTATCAATGGGTCTTTTGTCAGAACAGCGTCCGCAAGTGATAGACCCTTACAACAACGGACAGGGAACATTTCTCTACAACCACAACATAAAAGAAGTGGATGTAGTGGCAGACGAAATGGGCAGTACGCACATAGCCAAGGAGGGGGAAACTCCGACAGGCAAGATGTGGCAGTACGACAGCCTCCGTGTGGAATATCCCAAGACAGCCGATAACATCTTTAGTACGTTAATCACTGCAAAGTACCCGGCTAAGACCGAGAGCAAGTTGGTGAACGAGTATCAGAGTGCAGCACTCGGCTTGATGGATGAATCCGCAAAGAAACCCTATGAGGATTTCTTGAAAGACCGTCTGGCTATCCGCACGATGATAGACAACGATTGTGAAACCCTTAACATTCCAATGGATTTATGAACGAGATAGAAGATTTTGTAGAAGACCCTAACGAGAACAGCGACCTGTTCGATTGTGAGTTTACATCTGTGGATGCGGTAGTGAACCAAGTGACAGTATTCACGGGGTGGGAAAACAGAGCAACAGAGAACGGGGAGCGTACTCTTGTCGCTTATGGCGAGGGTTATAACAGGTCTGCTTTCTTCACTGATAGCAAGAAACTGAAAGACGTATTCTGTAACCCAAAGAGGCGTTATCCATTCCGTGCCATTATCAAGGTGGTGTCTTATGGCAATATGTACGGCTTTCGTGTATTCTCGCCAAACAGTGAGGTGACGAGGGAAGACAAAGAGAACTTTGATTTCTATAAACGTACCAAAAACAGACGAAGCCGATGAATAACATAACAGATGTAACAACAGTTGCGCATGGTATAAGCGATTTCGGCATGATGGCAGTAACAGCGGCTTTCTTCTTGATTTTGTCGGCTGCAATGATGGTTGCCATATTCAAATGGTTCAAGGCTATCATTGAACAGATGATGCAAGACAACAAGGAGAGCCTCCAAGAACTCGCCAAGACTACCAACGCACAGAATGATATGTTACAGGATATATCGGAGGGACTTAGGACAGAAACACAGTTACGCATACGCAATCTGACAGGTTTCGCCTTTGACCTATCCATTGAGCAAGTTTGTAGGCTTATCAAGCGAGTAAGGGAAGAAAACCACATTATAGACCACGAAGCGACTGCAACGAAGATACGCAAATCACTTCAAGTTATCCATAACGACCGCAACAGCCGTTTTGACCCATTCACATACAGGGGCAAGCCAATATCAGAGTATTGCAACACTGATTGGGTTGAGGATGTGGCAAAGGTGGTGGAGGGCGAGATTTACAATGAGGACGGTGCAAACAATGCCCGTGCCTACACGAACGTAAAGCTCGCCTACGACAACATCAAAACCGACTTCTACCAACGGCTGAACGCATAAATACAATTTGTGCGTAAAATTATATGCAGAAATATACAACATTTTAAGCAGATTATATATTATGGTTAAAATTTTAATCGACAATGGGCATGGAGTAAACACCACGGGCAAACAATCGCCCGATGGTCGTTTGCGTGAATACGCCTATGCAAGGGAGATTGCAAAGCGTGTGGAGAAATGCCTCAAGTGTAAAGGCTACGATGTTGAGCGTATCGTGCCAGAAGATTTTGACATTTCGCTTTCCATTCGTTGCAAGCGAGTGAATGATATATGCCGCAAGGTCGGTTCTAAGAATGTCCTTGTGGTGAGTATTCACAACAATGCCGTTGGCAGTAACGGCAAATGGTATAATGCAAGAGGCTTTACCGCTCATGTCGGACTTAATGCTTCCGTCAATAGCAAACGCTTTGCTGCCTGTCTGTGGAATAAGGCAATTGAGCTTGGCTTGAAAGGCAACCGTGCTGTGCCTAACGAAAAGTACATTACACAAAACCTTGCCATTTGCCGTGATACTCTTTGTCCCGCAGTTCTGACCGAAAACCTATTCCAAGACAACAAGGAAGATGTGGACTTCTTGCTTTCGGAAGAGGGTATGGATGCAATAACGACACTCCATGTTGAGGGTATCATTGATTACATTAACAATGTTGCAAAATGAAAAAGTGGGTAACTATTGCTATGGTGGTGTTGGTCTGTCTGTGTTCGGCTCTGTATATCCATAATAAGACTTTACGAGCCGACAACGACAGGCTAACCGCCAACCAAACAGCACTGATGCAGAAAGCCTCCTATTATAAAACAAAGGCTGGCAAGTCGGCTGCAAGTGTTCAAAAGTTGGAGCTTTCTAATTCTGAACTGAAAGCCAACTACAAGCAAGTGTGCCAGACAGCAGAAGAATTGGGGGTGAAGGTTAAGCGTTTGCAATCCGCAATGACCACTGCAACCAAAACAGAGGTAAAAGTGAATACGCAAGTCCGTGACAGCATTGTGTATCGTAATGGTGCGGTTGATACCCTCAAGGCTTTCAGTTGGCATGATGCGTGGGTGAATATACTTGGTGAACTCAAAGGGCGTGATGTGTCGCTCAATGTGGTATCACAGGACACGCTCATTCAGATAGTCCACCGTGTGCCTAAGAAGTTCCTGTTTTTCCGTTGGGGGTGCAAGGCTATCAGACAGGAAGTAATCAGCACCAATCCACACACACGGATTACATACACAGAGTACATAGAACTTAAATAGGTTTCTTTTAGGTTAAGATTGTTTTTTTTATTAGTTGGGAGTGTCGGCTGAGAAGTCGGCACTTTTTCTTGCTCGTTTTCCAAAGATTTGTATTACCTTTGTGGCGAAAATGAACGTAGTAATGAATGATGAAATACAGAAATTCTACAATAATTCTACAAAATCACATACTAATTGTGTAACTCGCTGAAAATCAGATTTGGATTAAGGGTTTCCTAAACCTTTGATCCGGGTTCGATTCCCGGTGGGAGTACGCACTTTTTTCTAACCAATATCCGTATACAGATTATGAGAAAAGCG